GTTGGCGGGCGTCGCCACGAACGTGGTCGGCCCGAACAATATCGGCGGCCAGTTCATCATCCGGGTGCGCACGCCGGGCGCCGGCGGGGCCTTCGCCGCTGCCGCCTCCTTCAACGCCGACCAGTCCACCACCCTCTACGGCCCGCTGAACGGGACCGGGTTCAACGGCTCTTCGCTGGCCATCGCGGTCGGCGGCAGCGTCGGAACGATCCCCGCGACGATCTACAAGCCGGCGCTCGCCACCGGCCAGAACGAGGCGCTGTCGGTGGGCGCCGCGGCCACCACCTACAACTCGGCTAACTTCGGGTTCACCAACGTCGGCGGCGCCGGTTCGGCCGCCAACCTCGCGACGCTCGGCCTCTACGGCGCGACCAACTACGTGACCATCGACGGCGCCGGCAACGTCTCCATCCCCGGCGTCGAGACGCTCGGGCAGGTGCCGGTGTGGCCATCGTTCGCGCAGGGCCGCGTCTGGGCGAGCCCGGCCGCCGCGGCCGGGCCGCCCAGCATGCGCAAGCTGGCTGGGACCGATCTGCCGCCGCCGGCCGCCGCCTCGCTCGGCGGCGTGATGTCGCTGGCGGCGGTCGCCAACCAATTCCTGACCAGCATCGGCGTCAGCGGCCAGCCGGTGGCGGCGCAGCCGAGCACTCAGAGCCTCAGTGACCGGGTGGCATACACCGCGATCACGCCGACCTTGGTGCTGCAGACGCCGGGCGACGGGGTCTTCAGCGCCGTCACCGCCAGCGGCGGCTATGCGCGGATCGGCATGCTGATCTGGTTCTGGGTGAACGTCCGCTTCACCCTGACCTACACCACCGCCGCCAACTCCTTCCAAATCCAGGGGCTGCCGAACCAATTCGGCGGTCCTGGCTACTGCCAGTACGCGGTGACGCCGTTGCCGGGCGCCCCGGCGGATCACCTCCTCGGCGTGGTGAGCGGCCTCAACCTGCTCGGCGAGATCAACGGCAACAACTACATGGGCAACTTCTTCGGCCCCGGCCTCTACGGCCTCGTCAGCGGCACCCAGTACACGATCCATGCCGGCGGCGTTTACCTGGGAGCCGGGTGATGACGACCTCGGGGACCTTCAGCTTCACGCCCTCGCTCGGCGAACTGACGCTCTACGCCTTCAACGTCGCCGGCGTGCGCTCCACCGCGCTTACCCAAAGCCATATGGAAAGCGCCCGGATCGCGGCGAACATGATCAACTCGCGCTGGAGCGCGATGGGGATCAACCTCTGGGCCGTCGACCTGCAGACCATCCAGATCATCCCCGGCAACGCCACCTACTCGGTGCCGGCGAACACCGTCGCCATCCTCGACGCCTACGCCAGCCGCGGCGCCGGCGTGGCGCAGCGCGACCGCATCATCCTGCCGGTCAGCCGCACCGAGTACGCGAGCTATTCGAACAAGGCGCAGCCGGGCGGCATCACCACCTTCTGGTACGACCAACTTCTCGCCCCGACGATCACCTTCTACCAGACCCCGGACGGTCGCGACGCGGCGGTCAACTACTACCGGGTGCGGCAGATTCAGGACGCGGTGATGGCCGGCGCTTCGTCGCCCGAGATGCCGTTCTACTTCCTTGAGGCCTACGCCACCGCGCTCGCGCAGCGGCTCGCGCAGGTGTGGAACCCGGGCATGGCGGCGGGCCTGAAGACGCTCGCCGACGAGGCCTACGAGATCGCCGTCAACCGCAACACCGAGAACGCGGCGTTCTATATCTCGCCGATGGTCAGCGGGTACTGGAGGCCCTGATGGCCTATGCCAGCCGCTCCGGTCGGGCGCGGGTCAGCGCCTCCCACCCCGAGGCGTTCGCGCGCTGCGACCGCTGCGGCTTCTGGTACAACCGCGTCGACCTGCGCAACCAGATGAAGTGGCAGGGCGCGGCGCTGCTGCCGATCTGGCAGTTCGTCTGCAACCGCTGCTACGACACCCCGCAGGAGAACGACCGGGCGATCGTGCTGCCGGCCGACCCGGTGCCGATCCAACTGCCCAGGCCCGAGGACTTCGACGCCGCCTCGACCACGGTGATGGGGCTCAGCCAGACCACCATCGACCCGAGGACCGGCCTCCCGATCCCCGGCAAGACGGCGATGGAGACCACCGGGCTCACCGCGCTGCCGGCCGAGACCTTCATCGGCATGGCCGAGGCCGACCACCTGACCGCGATGGGCACCACCGACGGCGCGCAGATGGTGCTGATCCCGGCGCTCTCCTGGGCCGCTCCGCAGCAGACGGGGGCCGTGCTAATGGGTCCGACGCCCACCGGGCGACCGCCCGGCTACGCCCTGGAGGCCGTGATGCCCCTGGCCCAGACCGATGGTCAGCCTGTCCACTACGGCGTGCCGCTCCCCATCACCTCGATGATCTCCGACGGCACCCCGCTCGTGCGCGTCACCTGCCGGGCGCCGCACGGCCTCGCGCCCAACCAGCAGATCGCCGTGCAGGGCGCGGGTAATCCGCTCGCGGACGGCATGTTCAGCGTCATCGTGATGACCGCCACCGCCTTCGCCTACGGCGCCTATTCGCCGATCGACCCTGGCTCGCTGCTGGAGAGCGAGACGCAGATCGTCACCGCCCAGGTCGGCGGCCCGCGCTCGCACCCGGCGCTGCCGCAGACCGGCCAGCCGCAGTCGGCGAAGACGAGGACGGCGCAGTAATGGGCAACCCGGTCCAGTCCATCCCCAACCTGCCGCCCGCCATCGCGCTCGCCGGGCCCGAGCAGCTTTGGGTCAACCAAGCTGGCGTCGACCGGCGCGCCACCGCGCGGATGATCGCGGCGCTGGTGGCGAGCACCGGCGGCGGCGGGGGAGGTGGCGGCAGCGGCGCGCCCTCGGTCCCCGACTACGCCACCTTGCGCGCCACCGCCTTCCCCGACTCGGTCACCTCGGTGCTGCTGAGCGACGTTTACAAGGCCGGCTTCTTCGTGCGCAGCCCCTCGACGCTGCCCGACAACGGCGGCACCCGGATCAAGGACGCCAGCGGCCAGATGTGGTGGCGCGTCTACGACGAGCGCATCAACGCCGCGTGGTTCTACTCGGGGCCGCCCGACAGCCTCGGCAACCCGACCACGCTGGGCTCGGGGCCGGCGAAAATCACCGCCGCCGACATCGCCGCGAACCCGCAGTGGGTGGGCCTCCCCGACGATGGCGGCACGGGCGTGCAGGTGGCGCAGCCCTACCCGCTGGGGACGTACTGGGACTTCGTCTGCCTGCAGGAGTGGATTTACGCCTGCGCGGCCGAGCGCTCGGTGCCGCAGTCGACCTTCGTCGGCGCCATGCTGAACGACGGCCGGGTGCGCATCAGCCAGTGGCTGACCGGCCCGGCGTACCTCGGCATCGGCCAGCCGATCGTCGGCCCCGGCGTCGCGCCCGGGCTCTTCGTCACCGCCACCGACCCGGACCCGGACGTCTACTGGGTCGGGCTCGCCCACAACACCACCGGCCTCAACATCACCACCAGCCAGAACACCCAGTTCCGCGGCTGGGTCGAGGGCACCGTGCTGACCTCGCAGGGCAGCGCTTTCGCCGGCCCGCTGCTGCAGCCCGGCGACGAGCTACTCGACCCGCTCTATCCGCCGAACAGCTTCTACGAGGGCGTGCTGCCCGGCACCGTGGTCGGCCCGCAGATCGACGGCCCGCCCGGCGGCGGCCTCGGCGCCCAGGCCGACTGGAACATCGGCATCAAGCAGAACGTCCCCTCGACCACCATGACCGGTGTCGGCGGCCCGACGTGGAACACGATCGGCGGTCAGCGCTACCGCAACGTCCCCGGCTTCTGCCCGCGCGGGGTGATGTACCTGAACCAGATGCTGATCGTGAACGGCGGCGGGCTTGATCTGCTGTTCGCCTCAAGGCTGGGCACCGCCCTTTACTGGTATGGCAACGCCACCGGCACCTTGAATGTCGGTCCAGCGATCAAGTTCAACAGCCTGAACTACAGCACGGTCAAAAGCCTACAGGTGATCGACCAATCTCTGGCCGGCGTTGCCAACTATCTCGTCAGCCTCTCGCACACCCCGGGCGCGCCGGGCCTCAACGTCCAGAACAATACTCTCAGCGACTGGTTCATCAGCGGCAACTACGCGACCAGCAAGTGCTGCATCGCCGTGTCGCCCGAGGGCGGCGCCGCGCAGGGCGACACCGAGATGTTCCAGTTGATCACGGCGGCCGGCTGCGACGACGGGATCACCTTCGGCGGCGACAATGCCATCGCCGGCGCCTTCTGGGGTGGTCAGACCCTCGCCTGCCCCCGCTACGGCGTCGCGGCGTTCGGCGGCTCGTTCAGCGCCTACACGATGCTCGCTGAGAACGATGCGTCGGCCTACAACTACTTCGGGGTCCCGCAGCGCTACCAGATTCACTTGGGCGGCGCCGACTTCTTCGCCCAGCAGGTGGCCACCGAGTCGTGCGTGTGCATCGGCACCCGCTCCGAGGCCACGGTCGGCATGATCGACATGAGCCACGAGTCCAGCGTGATGAACTGGACGAGCGGCGGCTATTTCTACGCCTGGACACCCAACGCACACTGGACGCCGCAGTCGCTGCTGCAGGTCACCAACGCGCTCGACAACTACGCACTGGTGATGATCGTCGACGACGGTGGTCCGCCCTGGATGCAGAGCGACGCCACCTCGACGACGACGGTGATCTCGTTCACCCCGAGCCCGAACTGGCCGGTGAACAAGTGGGCGGGCTACGGCATCTGGCTGCTCTCGGGGCGCAACGGCTCCTCCAACGTCGTCGCCTCCAACACCGCCAGCACGCTGACCCTGGTGAACCCGGTGGCGGCCGCGGGCGCGCACTGGTGGAAGCTGTTCGCCTCCTCGGGCGGCGCTGCGCCGAACTGGGGCGCCACCACCCGCTTTGGCCAGTTCGCCCGCAACGCCAGCGGTTGGGGCGCCACCATCGGGAAGGGCTTCAACCGGCTCGCCAGCGCCACCGGGCTCCTTGCGGGCGACTATGTGATGCTGCCCAACCAGGGCGTCTTCCCTGACGGCACCGGGATATCGTGCGCGCTGTCGGGGAGGGTGCAGGGCCCGCAGCACCCAGGCTCCAGCGGCTGGTATCTGCAGTCGGCCGGGCCGACCGCGAACATCTTCGGCGCGCCCACCAACCCGATTCTGCTGGGCGCTGTCCCGTCCGCCACCGGCTTCAACTTCCTCACCGGGCAGGTCTCAGGCCCGGCTGGCGGCGCCGGCCAGTACACGCTGGCGTTCCCGCAGACCATCGGCGTCGACTTCACCGGCTCGATCAACGGCGCCCTCTTGACGGTGACCGCGGTCAACACCGGCGTCCTGGCGGCAGGCCAGTACCTCGGCGGGACCGGCCTGCCGACCTCGCCGCCGGCGCAGATCACCGCGCTCGGCTCCGGGTTCACCGGCTACGTGGACGACGGCACCGGCGGCGTCACGCCGGGCGCCATCCTGACCGTCACAGGGGTGACCGCCGGCGCGGTGCGCCTGGGCTCGCCGCTGACCGGCGGCAAGGTCAACGCCGGCACCGTCATCGTCAGCCAGATCAGCGGCCCGGCCGGCGGGGCCGGGACCTACAACGTCAGCGGCGCGGCGCAACTCAGCGGCCAGTGCGCCTTCACCGGCACGATCAACACCTCCGGGGTGCTGACCGTCAGCGCGGTCGCCTCGGGCGCGCTGATCCCCGGCCATCTGATCCAGGGCGCCGGCGTCATCCCGACCTACGTCGCCAACCAGATCAGCGGCACGACCGGCGGCGTCGGGACCTACAACATCAACGTCGACCAGAACATCGGCCCGATTGCGATGACCGCGTCGTGGCCGCTCAGTGGCGGCGGGCTGGCGGCGCAGTTCACCGGCTATATCGACAACGGCGCGGGCTCCTTCGGCAACATCCTGACCGTGACCGCGATGGCCGGCGGCGTGCTGGGCGTCGGCCAGACCGTCAACGTGCCGGTGACCGGCGGCGCGCCGGGCCAGACCGCGCTGGCGACGATCGGCAAGGCGGTGACCGACACCGGCACCGGCGGCACCGGCACCTACACGCTGACCGGCCTCGGCAACATCCTCGTGCCGTCGAGCGCGATGAGCGCCAACACCACCGGCGGCATCGGCGTCTACGTGATCAACCAGACGCTCGGCGCGCCGATCGCCAGCGAGGAGATGTTCACCGGCGTCGCCTCGACCACGCCACCGCTCTGGGACATCGTCGACAACCTGGGTGGCCCGGTGGTGGCGGCCAACAACGCGATCGACGGCTTCGGCTACTACAGCGCCGGCATCCCCGACGGCGGCCTCATTCACATGGTCATCGACTTCGACGCGATGTACGGCGTCGGCGCGCTCGACCAGTGCCAGCTTGGCAGCGCCGGCAAGGTCACCGCCATCGGCCGGATGGACAACCCTGGCCTGCCGGGCGGCATCCAGGGTCAGGCGATCCGCCCCGGCGAGGGCTACCTCGGGCAGTTCTCCTTCAAGAACAGCGCGGTGTTCACGGTGCCGCCGCGCTTCACGGTGAGCGCGTCGACCAGCCCCTACGTCATCGGCATCGGCTTTCTCAGCCAGTCGAACGTCATCTGCACCGTCTCGGCGAATAACACCGTGCTCGGCGTGCAGGCGCTCGGGCCGGGCCTCATCGTCGACATCGACCTGTTCCTGACCCCCGGCGCGACCATCGCCGGCGGTATGGTCGTGCAGTGGGACCCGAATACGGTGCGGGCGCCGACGCCGACCATCAACATCGGCCAGAGTGGTCAGCAGACCATCGTCCGGCTCAAGTGGGTCGGGAACGGCAACCCCGCCGCGCCCGGCGGCAAGTGGTGGGTGATGGCAGTCGGAGGACCCATGTGATGCTCGCGCCTCAGGAATTGAACGCCAGGGCGGTGCGGGTGCGGCAGGCGTTCGACATCCTGCGCACCCTGGTCACCGAGCCGCAGCAGGCGCTGGTGGTGGCCTACGCCTGGGCGACCTTCTCTAACCTGATGGTGGCGCTGGAAGAGGATGCCGGCGTCTTCCCCGGCTACTTCGGGTCGGGCGCCGCGAGACTGCCCGAGATCAACCCGTTCGACGGCGTGGAGATGCCGCCGGCGGTCAGCACCGACGCGCCGCCGGCCTCCACCCGTTTTCCGAAAGACCCGCTGAACCCGCCCGCGCCGACGCCCGACCAGCCGATCCCGACCCTCTGACAGATGCCCGCCACCACCGCCCTCACCTACAACGGCCTCGTCGCCCAGGTGGCGCTGCTGGCGCCCTACCAGACGCAGTTGGTGAACGGTGTGCTGCAGGGCATCGTCCCCATCACGCCGGCGAACCCTGGCGACTTCACCACGCTGATCAGCCAGATGCTGAACTACGCCGAGCAGCGGATTCAGCGCGATCTCGACCTGCAGGCGCTGCGTGGCGGGGCGGCCAACGTCTATCATCTGACCCCAGGTAACGCGAACCTCGCCATCCCGGCCGCCGACTTCGTCGTCATCGAGGCGCTGGGGGCTTTCAACCCCAGCGGCGGCTTCTACCCGCTGAACCCGGTGAGCCGGGACTACCTCCTGGCCACCCTGGCGCAGGCGCCGCTGGGCCCGCCGAAGGTGTTCGCGATGATCGGTGGCTTCGCGGCCGGTCTCGTCGGCACCATCGTCGCGTTCGGGCCGACGCCGGATCAGGCCTATGCGGTCTACGCCTACGGCACGACCCGCGCGCCGTCGCTGGCGACCTATGCGACGCCCTCCCAGGCGGGCGTCGGGACCACATGGCTCTCGACGTGGCTGCCGGACCTCTTGGTGATGGCGTGCATGATCTACGTCTCGGCCTACCAGAGGGACTTCGGCCGCCAGTCCGACGACCCGCAGATGGCGCTCTCCTACGAGGCCCAGTACGGCACGCTCTTGGCCTCGGTCGACAAGGAGGAGTACCGCAAGCGCTTCGAGGCCGACGCCTGGACGTCGCGCGCGTCGTCGCCGATCGCCACCCCGACGCGGACGTGAGCGCATGCCCCGCAAAGCGAAACCTCTGGCGGAACGGCTGGATGCCTTTTCAGAGCCCTACGTTGAGGGGCACTGCCAGTTGTGGCTTGGCGATACACGCAAGGGCTATGGACGGCTGACGGTCAAAGGGCGGGCGGTTCCCGTCCACCGTGCTGCCTGGGAGGTCGAGCACGGCCCGGTCCCGCCCGGTGCGCAGGTTATGCATACCTGCGATACGCCTCTCTGTCGCAGCCGCGACCACCTCGTCCTTGGCGATCACGCTGCGAACATGGCTGATCGAAACGGGAAAGGTCGGCAGGGACGTCCCCGCGGAGAAATCAACGCTCGCGCCAAGCTGACAGAGACCCAGGCGCGCACGATCTTTATGTTGCCATCCAGCATGACCAGTGCCGAGGTCGGGGCGACCTATGGCGTCAGCGCCGCCGCTATTCGCATGCTCCGCACCCGGAAAAGCTGGCGGCATCTGGAGGTGTAGATGCCCCACCAGCCGGTCGAACTCAGCGATGGCGTCAACGTGAATCGTACGCCAGCGCTCAACCAGTTCGGGCTCTCGGCCAGCCAACTGATCCGCTACCAGTACGACGACGACCAGCGCCCGATGGTGCAGAAGCTGGGCGGCTGGCAGAAGTACCTGCCGACGCCGACGCCGGCGAAGGTGCGGGCGCTCTGGGGTTGGGAAGATACCAACGCGCTGAAGCATCTCGCCTACGGCACCGAGGCCTATGGGGCGCGCGCCCAGCTTGCGGTGGTCACCAAAGGCGTCGTGCAGGACGTCACGCCGACCTCGGGCGTCACCAACCCGGCGCCGGCCTTCGCCACCACCGCCGGCTCGCCGGTGGTCACCGTCACCGACGCCTCGATGCCGAACGTCACCTCGTTCGACACGGTCTATATCCAGACCAACATCAGCGTCGGCGGCATCCACCTGTTCGGCGCCTACCCGACCACGGCGATCGACGCGACCCACTACTCGATCATCGCCACCGACGTGCTGGGCAATCCGCTGCCGGCGGCGAGCGCCGACTCGCCGGGCCTCGTCGCCGCCTACACCACCACTGCGAACTCGCCGGTGGTCAGCGTCGCGCTGCCGAACCACGGCCTCGTAGCGGGCGCCAACTACGCGGTGGTGGTGCCCACCACGGTCGGCGGCGTCACCATCTTCGGCAACTACACCGTCTCGACGGTGCTTTCGCCGAACACGTTCACCATCATCGCCAACGCCAGCGCCACGGCGGCGGCGACCGCTTCGGTGAACGGCGGCAACGCGCGCATCCTCTATTCGTTCGGCATCGGCCCCACCCTGCCGGCCACCGGCTTCGGCATCGGTGGCTTCGGGGCCGGCGCGTTCGGCGGCGCCGGGCAGAACCCCAACGTCGCCACCGGCGCCTTCATCACCGCCTCGGACTGGGTGCTCGACAACTTCGGGCAGGTGCTGCTGTCGTGTCCGATCAACGGCACCCTGTTCCAGCCGATCTACCAGTGGGACCCGACCTCGGGCGCACCGCAGGCCTCGGTGATCCCCAACGCGCCGACCGTCAACGACGGCTTCTTCGTCGGCATGCCGCAGCGCCAGATCATCGCCTGGGGCTCGACCGACACCGGGGTGCAGGACCCCCTCCTCGTGCGCTGGTGTGACGTCTCCAACTTCAATTCGTGGATCGGCTCGGTGACCAATCAGGCCGGCAAGTTCCGGCTGCCGCGCGGCTCCAAAATCGTCGGGGGAATCCAGGGGCCGCAGCAGGGGCTGCTGTGGACCGACCTCGCGATCTGGACGATGCAGTACATCGGGCCGCCCTACATCTACAGCTTCAACGAGGTGGCCACCGGCTGCGGCCTGATCAGCCGCAAGGCCGCTGCGGCGGCCAACGGCGTCGTCTACTGGATGGGGCCCACCCAGTTCTACTCATTGACGAGTGAAGGGGTCCAGCCACTCGCGTGTCCCGTGTGGGACGTCGCGTTCCAAGACGTCGACGAGGCCAACCTCGACAAGATCAGGGTCGCGGTGAACAGCCGCTTCAACGAGATCGCGTGGTACATCCCGACCTTGGGGTCGAACGGCGAGGTCGGCACCTTCCTCAAATATAACTATGCCTTGGGCTGGTGGGATTACGGGCTGCTGGCGCGCTCGGCGTGGATCGATCAGTCCGTGCTCGGAGCACCGATCGGCGCCGACCCGGGCAGCCGCTTCATCTACCAGCACGAGACGTCGAACGACGCCGATGGCCAGCCGCTGGTGTCGTGGTTCCAGACCGGCTTCTTCACCCTCAACGAGGGGGACATGAAGACCTTCGTCGACGAGGTCTGGCCGGACGCGCGCTACGGCCAGTACGGCTCGCCGCAGAACGCCACGTTGCAGATCACCTTCTGGCTGACTGACTTCCCCGAGCAGCCGACGCTGGTGGTCGGCCCGTTCAACGTCACCCAGCTATCGACGTGGTTCAACCTTCGGGCCCGCGCGCGGCTCTTCGCCTTCCAGCTTCTCTCCAACGACGTCGGCTCGTTCTGGCGGCTCGGCCGCTTCCGCTACCGCGGGCAGCCCGCGGGTAGGTACGGATGACCTACGATCCGACCCCGGGCCCACATCCGGGCCACGGCCAAGGCCCGGCGGGCGCGTCTCTCAGCGACCTGTTGACCGCCGTGAAGAACGTCGCCGTCAACATCGCCAACCTCGGGCAGACGCTGCTGGCGATCAACGGTCAGCAGTCGGCCCCGGCGCTCACCGGCGGCCCGGTGCAGTCGAAGCTGGGTCCCGGCCGGGTGGCGTTCGTCAACGTCACCGTCGCCGGCACCGCGCCGGGCGCGATCGTCGACTCCAACAGCGCCGCCGCGACAGCGCCGGTGATCTATGTGATACCGAACGCGGTCGGATCGGTGTTCGTGAACCTGCCGCTCAGCCTGGGGCTGGTGGTGATCCCTGGCGCGGGCATGACCGTCACGGTTTCGTACTCGTAAGGGCACGATTATGCCGCTGGAGTCAGGATCTTCCGAAAAAACTATATCGTCGAACATCCGTGAGATGGTGCACGCCGGCCATCCGCAGCGGCAGGCGGTGGCCGCGGCGATGCGCACCGCGCGCGAGAGTCGCGCCGATGGCGGCGGCAGCGGTCTCGTCGCTGACCACCTGCAGACCCTTGGCTTCAAGGCTGACAATCCTGGCGGGGACTGGCTGGCTTCCAAGCAGCGGTGGGCCGACGAGGACGCCGCCGCGCGTGGTGGCGCGGGCAAGATGGGCTTCGGCGCCAAGGGCCTCAACGGCGCGATGACCGCCCATCTCGCCGAGTACCCGATGCTGCCGACCAAGCATCTGGCGGCGCTCGGCGGCATCAACAACGAGGACCGCAAGCCGGGCGACCCGCAGTACGACCGCCTGATGGGTCAAGTGAAGGAGCAGGGCGGCTTCGATCCGCACAACCACCCGGTCTTCGTCACCGTCAACCACCACGGCCATGCCTACCTCGCCGAGGGCAACACCCGCGCCGCGATCGCCAAGGCGCTCAGCGTGCCGAAGGTCCGCGCCGAGGTGCGCTGGTTCAACGGCGGTGAGCAGACGCCGGGCAAGTGGTCGCCCCAGAACGTCGCGCGGATGTCGCTGGGCCAGGAGCCCGAGTACGCGCGCGGCGGCCGCGTGGGACGACAGGGCGGCGGCGCCGCGGAGAGCCAACTGTGGACGCCCGGCGGCTGGCAGGGCCTGCCGAAGACCAAGAAGTTCGACCCGGGGCCGCCGAACGAGCCGCTGTTCGACATGTCGCACATGGAGCGGCCGCCCGACGTCCCGCAGTTCGATCTGCCCCGCTACGACCCGCCGCGCGGCGTCTCCAAGCGGGTAGCCGACCTCGTCGCCAACAAGCAGGTGCGGCAGGGGGTGATGGAGCACATCGAGCGTGGTCGACAGGCGGGCGCCCAGAACTGGTACAACGCCGAGCCGCTGCGCCAGGAGTTCGTCCGCCACCACGGCGAGGACACCGGCAACCGGATGTTCCGCCGCTACATGGACTACGTGGCCGCGACCTCGCCGCGCTCAGACGTGAGCGCCAACGCGCGCAACGCCTCCTACTACTTCCACCGCGACGTCACCGGGCAGCCCATGCCGACCGGCGAGAAGGTGTTTGGCGGGAAGAAACTGCCGCAGCCCTACGGGCATATGGCGCAAGACCTGCACATCCTCAACGCGCAACGGGTGCACGGCGCCGGCTGGGACCCGCTGCAGAACCCGAAGCCGGCCAGCTTCGTCGAGAATCTCACCGGCAACTGGCGCCCGGCGACGATCGACACCCATGCTTTCCGGCTGCCGGCGATCCTGGCGCAGGACCCGCGCTTCCTGACCACCGGCTACCAGACCGGCAAGGGCATCCCGCAGCGGAACATCCAGCGCGAGGTCGCGCAGGGCATCACACCGATGAGCGAGGCGCTCGATCCCGAGCACGCCGCCTACTGGACCGAGCAGCCGAACGCCAACGAGTACGCCGCGATGGAGCACTACTATCAAGGCATGGGGCGCGAGATGGGCATGGCGCCGGCCGAGACGCAGGCCTCAGGCTGGGTGGGCGGCGGCGCCAAGACCGGCCTCGCCTCCGACTCCTCCAAGCCGTTCATGGGCTTCCTCACCGACCGCATCCACCAGACCGCGCACGAAACCGGCATGGACCCGCGCGACGTCCGCGATCGGTTCATCCGGGGCGAGATGCCGCTGCGGCATGCCGGTGGCCGGGTGGGGCGCGCCGAGGGCGGGCCGGCCGGGCCGCGGCTCTTCCACTCCAACCTGAAGGGCCACCACCTGCACGTCGGGCCGATCCACAGCCACGTCTCGGGCCGCACCGACCACCTCAACATGCACGTGCCGTCCGGCTCCTACGTGCTGCCAGCGGACGTGGTCAGCAGCCACGGCGAGGGCAACACCCAGGCCGGCTTCAAGGTGATGCGGCGGCTCTTCGGCGGCGCGCCCTACGGCCAGAGCGGCGGACCCTACGGCCAGGGCTCGGGCCCCTACGGCGAGGACATCCAGAACCGCGCCTTCGGCGGCTCCGTGCGCGGACAGAGTGTCCTTTTCCACGACAATCCGCCGGCCAGCCGGGTGCGCGAGATCGTCGACGCCGCCAAGCCGATGCAGGCCGAAATCCCCGGCGCGCCGCCGCAGAAGATCGCCCGCGGCCTCGCCAGCCCGGCTGGGCACGTGTGGTGGCCAGCCGACAAGGCGATCCACCACGACGCCAGCGAGTACCTGAGTTCGGGCAATCCTGACGTCCCCGAGGCGCTGCGGGGCATGCCGGCCGGCGAGGACAACCGCCTGGAGGCCGAGCGCGACCACGACGGCGTGCTGCACATCAAGGGCGGCGGCATGAAGCACCTGCCCGAGAAGTTCATGCTGCGCCACCAGACCGCCCAGGCGCGCGAGCGGCAGACCGCGGCCGACGTCAAGAAGGCGGCGATCGGCCGGCAGCTAAGCGCCTACGACGAGCCCGACGACATGGTCGACATCACCGATCCACGCTTCCAGTCGCGTGGCGGGGCGGCCACCGACCACGGCGACGAGGGCGTGCCGATCGTGGCGGCGGGCGGCGAGTACGTGCTCTCGCCGCAGCAGGTGCGCGCCGCCGGCCGCGGTGATCCCGAGCTTGGCTGCCGGGTGCTCGATGAGTTCGTCAAGCGGTCGCGCGCCAAGCATATCCAGACGCTGCAGAAGCTGCCGGGGCCGGCGCGTGACTGAGAAGATCACCATGACCGAGGAGCAGATCGAGCCCGGGCTCTACGAGCGGCCGATGGTCGAGAAGCCGCCGCTGCCGCACGTGCGCACGGCGACGCCCGACGAGGTCGACGCCGTCATGGAACTGGCGCTGATGGGCTGCGCCGAGAACGAGTTCCAAATCCACAATCCCATCCGCGTCCTGCAGGACGTCTGGGCCGCCCTCAACCTCGAAAAGGGCATCATCGGGGTGATCGGGGCGCCGGGCAGCCGACCACTGGAGGGGGCCGTTCTGCTGCGCATCGGAAACATGTGGTACACGGACCAAGAGCACGTCGAGGAGCGTGCGATCTTCGTGCATCCCGCCTTCCGAGGGGCGCGTGGAGGCCGCGCGGCGCGACTCGCGGAGTTCAGCATGGACGTTGCTGATAACCTCGGCCTGCCGCTCTCGATCGGGGTGCTGTCGAACCACCGGACAGCGGCGAAGGTCAGGCTCTATCAGCGCGTCCTCGGCAAGCCCGCAGGCGCATACTGGATATACCAACCGGGCTCGCGCGGCATGAAGGCCGACGACGATGGGCGGTAAGACCAGTACCTCGACCTCTGGCGTCACCATCCCGCCTGAAGTCTTGGCGAGGTACAACGCCGTCAACGCCACCGCCCAGAACGTCGCGCAGACGCCGTTCCAGCAGTACAGCAGCAACCCGAACGCCTTCGTCGCGCCGGTGACGCCGACCCAGGAAGCCGGCATCGCCAATACCAACACCGCGGCCGGCATGGCGCAGCCGTATTTCAACGCGGCCAGCGGCTTTGCCCTGGCTGGATCGCAGGCGGTGGACCCCGGCGCGCTCAACATCGGCCAGTACTACAACCCGTATGTCGGCAGCGTGCTGGGCTCGACCGAGCAACTGATCAACCAGACCAACCAGCAGCAGCAGGCGGGCCAGCTTGGCACCGCGATCCAGTCGGGCGCGTTCGGCGGCGATCGCTCGGGCATCGCCGCGGCCAACCTCGCGCAGCAGCAGCAACTGGCCGCCGGGCAGACCTACTCAGGCATCCTCTCCGACGCCTACCAGCAGGCCCAGCAGACGGCGATGCAGCAGCAGGGCGTCGGCCTCGCCGCGCAGCAGGCCAACCGCGGCGCGCTGCAGCAGACCGGCGAAGCGCTGGCCGGCCTCGGCACCGGCGCGCAGGGCGCTGCCCTCAGTGGTGCGCAAGCACAGTTGGGCGCGGGCCAAGTCGAGCAACAGACCCAGCAAGCTGGGTTGACAGCTTTGTATAACCAGTTCCTTCAACAGCAAAGCTACCCGTTCCAGACCGCTCAATTCTTGGCCAATATCGCTGAAGGCACCGGCGCTCTGTCCGGTTCTACTACGACGACCACGCAGCCCGGCGGTCTATTCTCTGACGATCGGCTCAAGGAAGACATCATCCCGATCGGCAAGACGTTCGAAGGCCAGAACGTCATCCGCTTCCGCTACCGCGGCGATCCGACGGTGCGGATCGGCCTCTCGGCCCAGGAGACCACGCGCTTCCACCCCGAGGCGATCATCCACCACCCGAGCGGTTTCCTGGCCGTCGACTATGGCCGCGCCACCGCCGAATCCGCCGGCTTCGCGCTCGCCGCCAACGACGACTGGGAACCCGAGCCCGAGGCGCGCCGCGCGCGCGCCGCCGGCGGGCGCATCGCGCGCCAGGGCGGCGGGCTCTCCGAGTGGGGCATGTACCCTGGCGGCGCCAACCCGATGGTCATCGCGCAACTGCTGCAGGCGCAGGAGCAGATGTACGGGCCCTACCAGCAGGGCGCGCTCTACGGTGCGAGCGCCAGTGGTGCGCCCCACGGCGGCGCCATGGGCTACGTGCCTCAGGCGAGCCTGCCGGTCGGGCAGTTGCAGATCGCCCACCCGCCGACGGAATCGCCCCAGGCCGGCCTGCACAAGGCCGCCGAGGCCGCCGGCGATGTCAAGTCGATGGCAGAGACCGGCCAGAAGGCGGCGAACTGGCTGAGCGACCAGTCGTGGTCGCCGACCTTCGATCCGACCAAGGGCATCTCGGACGCGGACTTGGCCGAGGCTGCCGCGCCGCCGAGCACTGCTGAGATGGCGCAGTGGGCTTCTGGGCGCGAGCCCGATCCGGTCGTCCCGTTCGCCTTCGGCGGCTTCGCGCGCGCCCACCGGCAGGGCGGCGGCGACCTTTCCGATCCCGAGAACGACAACCCTTACGGCGGCGGCTCGGGGCCGGGCCTGCATATCCCTACCCAAGGCCAGACCCCGCAGCAGTTGAAGACGGCCGCGCCGCCCAGCCAGGGCGAGAGCGGCTTCTCCAAGGCGCTCGGCGCCGGGGCCGACATCGCCCAGATCGGCGAGGGCGCTGCGAAACTCGCGCCCGCGATCGGCAGCGGCATCTCTGGCCTGATGGGCGGCTTGGGTGGCGCCGGCGCTGCGGCTGGCGCTGCGGGGGCCGGCATGGCGGGCATCGGCGCGGGCATCGGCGCCGGCGCGAGCGGCATGGCGAGCCTGCTGCCGTTCCTGATGCTGGCGTCGCGCGGCGGCCGCATCAGACGCGCCGAGGGTGGCGACACGCCCGACGATCTCTATAACGACCACGGCGCGGGCCTCGACATCCCCGAGGAAGCGCCGCGCGCCCAGCTTGCGGTCTCCCAGCCGTCCAAGAGCGGCAGCGGCGGCGACCAGACCATGTCCGACATCATGGACATCGCGAAGATCGCCGCGATGTTCGCCAACCGTGGCGGCCGCATCGGCTTTGCCGACGGTGGTGCGCCGGATGCGGTCGATCAGGCGCTCGGCGGCGAGGACCCGTCCGGCGGCGATCCGGTCGACAACATCCTGTTGCGCCGGTTCGAGGCGAACCTGCACCCAGCCAGCGGCTTCGCCCATGCCGACAGCGGCGCACCACAGGCTGGCGGCCCCACAGACGCCGCTGGAGGCCCGCCGGCGGCCGCCGCTGGCTTCGCAGGCGCCGCGCCTCCGGGCGGCTCTGGCGCCCCTCCTGGCGCGGCTGCGGGGCCTTCCGACGCCGGACCTGCCCCTCCCGGTGGCCTGCTGGGCGCGATCGCGCGCGCCGAGGGCACCGGCAAGAATCCGTCCTCGTCGGCCCGCGGCCCCTTCCAGATGATCGACTCGACGTTCGAGGGGCTGTTCCGCCAGCAGTACCCGCAGCGCGCCGCCAGCATGTCGAAGGGCGATATCAAGGCGCTGCGCTCGACGCCCGAGGGCGACCAGCTATCGGCGCAACTGGCGCCGGTGCTGGCCAAGCAGAACGCCCTGGCGCTCACCCACGCCGGCATCGATCCGACCTCGCCGGGCAACGCCTACTCGGCTTGGGTGCTCGGCCCGCACGACGCCATCCGGGTGCTGCACGCCGACCCGTCGACGCCGCTCAGCCAAGTAGTCAGCCCCGCCTCGATCGCCGCCAACCCCTCGATTATGAAGGGCAAGACGGCCGGGCAGTTCGTCGGCTGGGCCGGCCAGCGCATAGCGCAGATGTCGCGCCGCGGCCGCGCTGCAGGTGGCCGCGCCGGCTATGCTGACGGCAGCCTCGTCGACCCGAACGATCCCGACAATCCGACGGTGTCCGTGCCCAAGCACGGTGCGGCCGCCACCCCGGCTGCGGCTGCCGCGTCGGTCGATGCCGCGCCGGCGCCCACCGGCCTCGCCGCGGCCGCGCAGCCTGGGCCGGCAGCCGATGCCGCGCCGGCCGTGCAGATGAGGCCCGCGACGACGGAGGACTACCAGACGTCCGCGGAGGCGGCGACGCAGGCCGCGACCGAGAACTTGCAGGGCCTCGTCCACGCCCAGAACCCGACCAAGCGCACGCTGATGGACAAGATCACGTCGCCGGACTTCTGGATTCCGGCGCTGGAAGGCGCGGCGGCCTGGGCGAGCGCGCCGACCCAGCATCCGCTCGTGGCCGCCCTGGTTGGGGCTGGCCAGTTCGCCAAGGGCTATCAGGATCAGCGTGCCTACGAGATGGGCGCCGCGCAGAAGAACCTGCAGGAGACGACCCTGGCGGCCGGCGCCCCGACCGGTGTGATGACCGCTCAAGCCGGGATGCTGCAGGCCCGCGCCCAGGCGGCGCAACTGGCGCAGCAGCGCTTCCAGATGATGTTCAGGCCGGCGCTCGGTCCCAATGCGGAGCGTGGCTGGCAGGATATGAGCGGCAACTTCCTCACGAACGACGACTATGCGCGGCGATATGAGCAAGTGATGGGGCCGTATATTGATGCTATGGGTGGCTCAGATGTGGCCGCCTCGCATGGCGTTTCCGCCACCCCACCGCCTGCTGACGGAGCGAACCTTGGGCCTCCTACTCCTGCTCCTACTGGTGATGGCGCCGCTGCTGTCGGCGCTCAGCCGCATCCTAATAGCGGCGGACAACCGCCATCGGGAGGACCGGGCGAAGTACGAGGGGGTGATGGCAGCCATCCGCCAGCAGCGGTCGCAACAAGAGCGCCTGGAGATGGAGCAGTGGCTCATGTCCCCGCGCCAGCGCCGACTGGCGTCAAGCGTCACATCGCTGCAACCGCGCCGCTTAAAGACAAGCTAGCTGGCGGCTACTACCTCAACACCGGCATCGATCTGCCCGAGCCCAAGCCTCCGGTCCAGCTTCAGCAGATGTCCGATCCGGAGTGGCTGACGCAGCACGGCCAAGACCTTGTCCAGATGGGGCGGACACCGGAAGAGAAGCAGCAGGGTGCGACTATGCTCGCCACTGCGCAGTCGATCCGTGACGGCAAGACGACGCCCTACGACATCAACGGCAACCCGTACAACGGGTACTACCAGTACAGCCAGAAGCTGGGTCAGCAGAACCTGACCGAGGGCGAGTTTGCCAAGGCCAAGGTCGCCAAGGGTGCGCAGGCGAGCGAATGGTCCGCCACGGCGCCGGCGGCCTGGAATCTCGAAAACGCGATCAACCTGACCTACCGCGACCACAACACCAACCGGCTGACGCCGCAGATCGCCGAGGTGGTCGGCCGGCTGTCGTCGCTGCCGGGGATCGGGCCGATCGTCCAGAAGGCCTTCGGCGACTATCAGGCGTCCAACGACCTCGCGACCAAGCTGACCGCGGCGCAGACCATCATGCAGGCGAATCTCAGCCATCTCGCCGAGGGCGCGCCCGCGACCGTGACCAACCTGATCGGCAAGACCGTGCCGGACCCGAAGATGCAGCCCGATGCTCGTTACGAACTGTCGGTGCAGACGGCGCAGGCTTTGAAGTGGGGCCAGGAATACTGGAAGAACTGGGGGGCCAACCAGAACCGCGTCGACAACGTCGGCCAGTACGACACCGACTATGCCGGCGAGCACCCGCTCAGCCGCTACGAAGCGCCGATGTCCGACAACATCCCCTACTACGCCGGCATGTCGGAGGCCGGAAAGAAGGCCTTCCCGCGCCACCCGGCCGATGAAGCGACCGCCAAGAAGCTGCCGCCGGGCACGCCCTACGTCGTCCCGTATGGGCAGCACAAAGGCGAGATTTACTGGACGGCCGGGAAGCGGGATGGGTGATCCATGCCTGAGTGGAAACTCGCGCCCGGCGCTGATCCGTCCAAGCCCGCACCAGCCAAGCCGGCGCCGCCGAAGAACTGGCGGAAGGCGTCCGCCGGCGACGCCTTCTGGGAGGGCGCCAAGAAGGTCATCCCGGCCACCGCTAGCTCGCTCTGGGGCGGGATCACCGATCAGGCGCACAACGTCGCCACGGCGCTGAGCACCCCGGCCGGCCGCGGCGAATCACCCTCGCTGACCGCGACCCGCGCGGCGCTCGGCGTCGTCTCTGGCAATCCGAACGTGATGGCGCGGCCGACCGTCGGCGACGTCGCCCGCTCGCCGGTCGACGCCTTCCATGCCGCCCACCTCATCGCGCGCGACTACCGCAACGCCTACCTCTCTCCCGGCGGCCTCAAGCAGACCTGGGCGACCCATCCCGAGCGCGTGGTGCAGGACGCCTCGATGCTGCTGACGGCCGGCGAGGGCGGCCTGGAGGGGCTGGCGGCGCGGCTGCCCGAGGCTTCTGCCGCGGCGCGCGTGGCCAGCGGCGCGGCCAGGACCGCGCGCGGCGCCAACTACGTCGTCAATCCGGCCGCCGGCGCGGGCGCTTTGGTCAGCAAGGGCACGCAGATCGCCCGCGGCGGCCCGGCAGTGGTGAACGGCGAGTTCACCCCGAATGCGCAGCGCGCCGCGGCCAAGGCCAACATCAGCCCGGCCGATCTCCAGAACCCCAACTTCAAGCCGCACCTCGCCCGGACCCTGACCGCGAAGGGCAACACGCCGGACGCCGCGCGCGAGGCGGTGGTGACCTATCATGGCACACCTCAGGAGCCGGCCCCCGCCCCGATGCCGACCGTCACCCAGCGCGCGCCGCCCAGCGGCCACATCGCGGAGGGCGTCGATCGGGCCAGGGGGCTCGCGCACACCGCCATCGACAACAAGGTCGACAACATGGTCGGCAAGGGTCCGCCGCCCACCGAGCCCTATTCGTCAGCGGTCGACACGTGGAAGGCGGGACGTATGAACGCGGTTAAGACCGACGGCGCGTTCGATCCGGCCAAGACCAGCGAGATGGTGGCCGATCCCGCCCACCCGGATCGGGCGCTCTTCAGTCCGACCGAGCTATCCGACCTCAACCTCGCTGCGAACGGCAAGGCGATCCTCGACGCCGAGCCAGGGCTCGGCGAGCGCATGGCGCCGTCGTGGGTCGGCAGGATCGCGCGCGCCGGCGTCGGCGCCGGCGCTACGGCCGCCGTGGGCGCGGGTCTGCATGCGCTGGGCGCGTCCGACCTCCTCCACATGATCCCGGGCGCCGGGCTGGTCGGCGGCGAGTTCGGGCTCGGCGCGCTCGGCGAGCAGTTCTTCGACCCCTACTTCGCCAAGCTGGCCGAGAAGCGCACCCTCACCGGCGGCGCGCCGGTGCACGGCGGCTGGGCCGCGCCGATCGAGGCCGCTGGCGCCGGCGCTGACATCGGCGCGCGCACCGCGCCGTTCCTGCAGCGGTCAGGCGCTCTGCCGCCGACCCCGCCGCCACCTGAAGAGCGCGCCGGCCCGGCCAACGCGCCGCCGGCGGCCCCCGATCTCTCGACGACGCCAGGGGTGGATCAGTCCGCTCCAGCGACCCCTGAGAAAGACGCGCCTGTCGACCTTTCGACCGTGCCCGGCATCGACGAAGAACCCCCAGACCCGGGCGCGCTCCAGCCCGAGTCTGCCTCCGCTCCACCCCCGCCGCCGCCGGAACCTGAACGTAAGGCCGAGCGCCCGCGCGCTGCCGCTCCCGCTCCCGCGCCGGCGGCTGCAGATGGTGGTGTCGATCTCTCGCAGGTGCCGCTTCCCCAGGCTGCCGGCGGCGCTGTCGGATATGCCGACGGCGGCAAGGTGGTCAGCCTCACCGATCGGCTGATGTCGCGCGCCGAGCGTGAGGGGAAGGCCAGCCGCGCCGCCACCAAGCCGCTGCTCGGCCTTGACGACGCTACCGTCGTAAAGGCGCTGGCGCTGGCGAATAGGGGACTTTGATGGCGACCCCCAACCTGCAGCTTGTCACCCCGCCCAACAACAGCGACGTCGGCACCTGGGATCAGCCGGTCAACCAGAACTCGGGCACCGTCGACGCGGCGCTCGGCAGCCTCGCCACCCTCAACGCGCAGGGTGCGTCAGGAACGATCGCGCTGACCACGGCGCAGTTCACCTGCGCCAACCTCGTCATCACCGGCACGCCGGCGGCCGCGGTCACCTACCAGCTACCCGCCGGCGCCGGGCGGTTCTTCTTCGTCGATGACAACACCGGCGGCGCGCCGCTGATCTCGTTCGCCTCGGCCAGCGGCGGCGCGGTGGCGACCATCCCGAAGGGCGCGGCCACCGCCGTCGTTATCGACCCGGTGAACGGCGCGCGGCTCGGCAACACCGTCGCCACCACCGCCGGCGGCGTGCCCGGTGAGGTGCAGATCAACGTCGGCGGTGCGCTCGCCGGCGACACCGGCCTCACCTACAGCACCGCGACGCAGGGGCTGACCATCGGCGGGCCGCTGGGCGTCGGCGGCAACCTCGCGATCGGCGGCGTGATGACGTCGAAGCTGGTGATGCAGGGCGGCGGCGCGACCACCCAGACGCTGCCGCTGACCTTCGCGGCCAGCGCCATGGCGGTCGACTGCTCCAAGTCGAACGTGTTCTCGGTCATCCTCACGGCCTCGCTCACCGGCGCGCCGGCGCTGTCGAATATGGTCGATGGGCAGACCATCAACGTGCGCCTGCAGCAGGACACCGCCGGCGCGCGCACCGCGGTGTGGCCCTCCAGTTTCCGTTGGGCCGGCGGCGCGGCCGGGGTGCTCTCGACCACCGCCAACGCCGTCGACCTCTTGGTGGCGACCTATTTCGGCGCGTCACAGACGTGGCTGGCGAGCCTGCTGAAGGGCTTCGCTTAGATGACGTTTGCCGCCCGCCAGCAGATCGATCCTGGGGGCAGTGGTGGGGGCGGCGGCGGCGGACCTCCCCCGACCTTCACGCCGGTCACCCACCAGTACTCGTCCCCTGGCAGCTTCACCGAGACCGTGCCCGGCAACCCGGTAACTGGCGTCGGTCCATCCCAACTGGTCGCCGAGGTCGGCGGCCCGGGCGGCGGCGGCAGCTACTCGCCCTACCTGACCAACTCGACGCCGATCGTGGCGGGCTCGGGCGGCTCGGGCGCGATCTGCCGCGTGACCTTCCCGCTGACGTCGGCGGACTGGGGCAAGACCTTCAACCTTACCGTCTCGCCGGGCGCCGACGGCGGCGACACCGTGGTCAACTTCAACGGCCGCGCCGGCTTGGCCTCCTCGATCGTCAACGGCACCTTCTCGCGCGCCGTGAACATGCAGGCCGGCGGCGGCCAGGGGGGCACGTGGAATCCAGGCGCGGGTGGGGCAGGCGGGGTCGGCTCGGGCGGATCGCCCAACCTCAACGGTAATATCGGCCAGGGTGACCAGTACTACCCGACGCCCTCCAAGGGCGGCCCGGCGGTGGTCGGCGCGCTGATCAGCAGCGGGGCCGGCGGCGACGCCTCGATCGTGGTCAACGGCAACGCTTCGCCAGGGCTCAGCGGGGCGGCCGCGTTCGCCTACACCTAAATGCGTGCCGCGCTCGGCATCCTCCTGGCCCTGGCGTTCCTGGCGATCGCCGTCGGGCTGTTCTGGGCGAAGGGCGCCGGCTAACGGGTCGGCATCAAGTGTTGATATCGCATCGGCCCCCCTCGACTTCCTCATAGGTTTAGCTACGCTTGATGCGTTCGCACCCAGCAGAGGAGATAGCGACATGAGCGAAACCCACGAGCACGAAGAGCATCCCGAGCCGATGACCGAAGAGAAGGTCGAGGCCCCCGCCGAGGACATGGCCACCAGCGCCGAAGCGTCCGAGGAGGCCGAGGAGGCTCACGAAGAAGAGGCCGAAGAGGCCCACGAAGAAGAGGCCTAACGGCGAGGTGGGGCGGCGCCGGTCGCCCCACCGACCGCCTTCCCTCGTCTAATCGGTAGGACACTCGGCTTTGGTCCGAGGAATTGAGGTTCGAACCCTCGGGGAAGGGCCAGTGGTCAGCGAATCTGATCGAACAGGCGCGCGAACTCGGCGCGGATTTCCACCTTCAGATCACCCAGCGGCTCGATCCCGGCGCGCGCCTGCCAGGGCCGCAGCGGCGGGATGCGCTCGGCGAGGTGCTGCTCGACCAGCGGCGAGGCGAAGCCGAGGTCTTGCCAGGACGCCAGATCGGCCAGGGCGCCGGCGCGCAGTTCGGCGAGGATCGCCTCGGAGATGTCATGTCTGGTCACGGCTGGCGCTCTCCTTCGGCCACTGCCGCGGCGAGACCATCCTGATCTCCAGCACCCGGCCGACCGGCTCTAGCTCGATCCAGCCGCCGATGAGGCGCTGCAGCCTGAAGGCCACGACCATCCAGAGGCATCTCGCGAAGCTTGACCCCACGTACATCTTGGCCTTGGTGCCAAGGATGTAGAGCCGCCAGCCGTTGTAGTCGGCGCGGCCGTAGATGCGGTGCCAGCCGTCACTCATGCCCGTCCGCGCCCTTGTAGCTGGCCGCCGACTCGGCCTCCTCGCGCGCCACCCGCGCCCAGTGGCGCTCACGCATCCAGTAGCCGATCCTCCAGCCAACCGCGAAACAGGCCGCCGCGATGCTGACTGCCGCCGCGATCAGGGCGGCATCGGCGACGATCTCGTTCATCGGTGGTGGTGGTGGCGATGCCGGTAGTGGCGCGGCGCCGGCGCGGGACGCGGGGCGATGGTCAGCCGGTTGCCGTTGGCCTGCCGGGCCCTGACCAGGGCGTGCGGATCGGCGTGCGGCAGCGTGGTGGCCTCGGCCTCGCGGATGATCCGGTAGTCGGTCTGGCAGAGCGTCGAGTAGGCGGCGACGGCCTGCGGGACGGTGAAGGCGTGCAGCGCCGGCACGTGGATGTCCGGCGCCAGCGACGGCATCAGCAGGATGGCCGCGGCGACGATGACAGGGTCGGTCATGGTGCTCTCCTCGGGAAATCGACCCCGGCCCCTCCCGGGAATGTGGAAGGAGGGGCCGAGGCCGACCGTAGGCCTGCCGCCGGGGGTCGGGGCTTTAAGCCATGCCGTGGGGGCGTGCGATGGCCGAGGCGGCAGACCAATCTCTAACTTAATTCCGGGGCGATTTCGGCGCCTCGGACGGGTTCGGGATCGGCGCCATCGTGCCGGGCGCCGACTGCTGCTCGCTCTCGGGCGGCGGCGGCGGCGGGGCAGCGTACAGGTACTGGGCCGGCGGCGGGGGCAGCGGGGGCGGCACGTAGGACGACGGGCCTTGGGCCGCCTGCGGCGTCGGGCAGGGCCGGCCGACGTCTTCGAACGCCTGCCGCACGTCCTTGTCCTGGCAGAGGATGGCGCGCGCCGCCTCGCGGTCGCCGGTGAGGCTGGCGACCTCGCGGGCGTAGAGCCGCCGGTTGCAGTTGTGATCCTCCCAGGTCGAACCGAACGAGAGGCCCCAGCCCATGCCGGTGCCGCTCATCGAAGACGAGCCCATGCAGGTGTCGGTGAGGGTCGTGGTCAGCGCGGGTGCGCTCACCTGGGCGACCGTGCGGATGTCCGCTCGCGTATTGGCCGGCACGTTGCTGTTCAACGTCACGCTCTGCGCGTTGCCGGCGTTGGTGGCGGCGTTGTTGGCCGCCGCCTGCGAGGAACCGCCCTGCGAGGTCGAGGTGGACGAGCCGCCCTGGCCGCCGGTGGCGGTCGAGTGGGAAGCCGAGTCGCTGTTCGAGTGCGCGATGCTGTTCGAGGTGTCGTTGGCCGACGTCGAGACCGGCGAGACGGTCGTCGTCACGTTCTGGCCGCCGTTGTTGGCCGCCGAGTTCGACCCGGAAACCGAACCGGAAGCGGCGTTCGAGGTCGAGGTCTGCGGGCCGACCGAGGTGGTCTGCGCGCCGTTGCTATTCGTCTGCGCGCCTTGGCTCTGCGTCTGGGTCTGGCCCTGCGCCTGCTGGGCGTTCGAGGCCGCATCGCTGGTCGAGGTCTGTTGGCCGTAGGCCGCGCCGCCGATCAGCAGGAACGCGACCGCCGTGGTCGCGAGAAGTCGTTGCATGGGTGTCCCCCACCAGGGTGTTGAAGAAGAAAGAGGCGGCGGGAGCATGCCCCACCGCCTCCCTTCGTGTCCGACCGGGTCCGCGAGAGGAGGGCTCCCATCGCGGTTAGCAGTCGGCTCGACTCAGTGCGACAGCGCCGAAGCCGTGCCGAAGCCGGTCTGGAAGCTGAAGCCGCCCGAGATCGAGGCCGGGGCGTTCGAGGTCGAGGCGTTGACGCCGCTGCCCGTGGTCGTGGTGTTGGCGGTCGCCGTCGAGAACACCGGCTGCAGGCTGAGCGCCGTGCCGGTGGAGACGGTGTGGTTGGTGGAGGCCGACACCGACTGGGTGGTGCCCGCACCGACCTGGGCGCTGAAGGTGCCGCTGGCGGCGCCGCTGGCGGCGGTCGCCGTGGTGGCGGTCGCGGCCAGAGCCGAGCCGCCGAAGCCGAGCATGGCAACGGCCGCGGCCGCTGCGAAAAGCTTGCGCATGAGGATGATAGTCCCTGTTGTGAAGACGCGATGGTTCGGGTCGCGCCAGTCCCCCACCAAGTGAAGCTTGGTGTTCACGAAGCTATCAGGGTTTCGTGACACTTCAAGCGGCAATCTGACATATCCGCGCCTTTTTTGTGAGCAAAGCGCCCGGCGTACTGTGCGATTGCGGCAAGCCAGACGAAGAGGCCCGCCGAGGGGGGTTCTCGGCGGGCCTGACCGGTGTGACGCCGGACGCTCGGAGCGGCAGCCCTTCGTTCAGGGCTTTGGGGGCTTGTTCAGGAAGGGTAGCGGGGCCCCGAGCGCGAAGCTGATTATGACGCATCCGCCATGCGGTTCAAGCTTAACATGCGGCCAGGAGTCCGCACCGGCTGGGGTGGTGGGCTCCTGGCCGCTGCTCATGCCGCGCCCCACCCGGGGGCTTCACCTGTAGGGGTGACTGGGAGGGTCAACGCGGCCGAGGTCAGGTCTTCGGCGCCGGCGTCGGGGCCGGGCCGCCGCCGACATGCGCGGGCGGCTCGGGCAGTTCGTGCGACGGCATCAGGTCTTTGTCGACGGCAATCCAGGCGAGGCCGACGTTCGGCACCCAGACCAGCACCAAGATGTCCTTCGTCGGGTCGGGCGCCGGGCTGTTCGGCGGCCAGATGGTCGGCGGGTAGTGGATCGGCGGCATCACGACGGCGCCGTCGCCGCTCGGAAGCTGACCGGGAGTCCCGGGCGGGGCCGCCGGGCCGCCACCGACGTGCGGTGGCCAGAGCCCTACGCCGTAGCTGGGATCGGCCGGCCGGGTCGGATCGGCCGGGCTGCCACCTGCATGCGGAGGCCGGTAGACCGGGCCGCCGCCGATGTGCGGCGGGACCGGGTGACCCTGGCCGTAGCTGGGGTCGACGCCGCTGGGACCACCCGGCATGGGACCGCCGCCGACGTGCGGAAGGCCGGCGATCGGGTAGGCGATGGCGAGGAAGGGATCAGCCATGTGGTGAGGTGCTCTCCTGGGGGTATGGTGCGCCCCTCTGTAACCCAGTTGCGTGACGGGAGCATCCGCAGGAGCACCTCATGCCCACCATCATCTTCGCCATCCTCGTCGTGGTCGGCTTCATCTTCTGGCTGATCGCCACGTGGCCCGGCGTGCCGCTCGCCGAGCGCATCGCGCGCGGCTTCTTCCTGGCCGCCGCGGTGGTCTGGGCCTGGGGCGCACTCACCAGCCATTGAGCACGCTGCGCCTCGTCCCGCCGACCACCGATTGGTCCGACGCCGAGCGCGTCGCCTTACTGCTCCGCACCAAGACGATGGACGAGATCAGGGACGCCGCGGCGTGGCTGGGCGTCACCTTCAACCAAGCCTACGCCGAGCGCCGCGAGGTCTGGCGCCGGCGCTACGGCATCTAGGCCTTCACGTGCGGCGGCTTGGCCTCGCGCTCGGCCTTGATCTCCTCGGCCAGCGCATCGAGCGCCAGGGTGGCGCTCACCGCCCAAGGTGTCTTCTGCAGCCGCACGCGCGCCCGCTCCACGATCCGCTCCAGCGTCGCCAAGGTGGTCAGGTCGCTCATAGCTGCCGGGGCGACCCGTCGGCGTGGCGGGTGATCGCGATGTTCGCCCACATCGCCACCTCGCGCAGCTTGCGCAGCAGGTAGGTCTTGTCGGGACCGTCTGGCACCAGCGCCTCCAGACAGGCGGCGTAGGCGCGGGCAGCGGCGCGCGCGTCGTTCATGCGCTCCATCTGCCCCACGGTCGGCTGTAGGTAGTCGAAGGTGGTGGGGTCGCTCACAGCCGCCCCGCCAGGACAGCGCGCTCGATCTCGGTCAGGTCCCACGCGGCGCAGACGATCCAGAGATCGCTGCGACCAACCCGACGGACCAGCAGCGGGTCGACTGGCGGCACCGGCCGCCAGATGGCCTCGAAGAGCACATGGTAATTCTCCAGGCCGCGCTTCGGCCGCAGGTGGATCGGCACCAGCGGGACCTGGGCGGCGTGGCTGCGGCCGCTGTAGCTGCGCTCGGGGAAGCTGCCGGCGGGCACGTCGACGTAGGTGCGCCAGTGGTTCTCGGGCGGGTACTGCTTCGACGAGAACCGGGCGCTGCCGTCTGCGCGCATCTGCACGAAGCAGTCGGTGGCGTTGGCGCGGACGATGGCCAGCTTCGGTAGATGGTCTTCGCCGAGGCCCGCTTGGGCGATGCTGGCCAGCGCCCGGATGACGACCCGGCCCTTAGCGATCGCATCGTAGACACGCTGGATTTCGAGATCGATCGGCGTGCTGTAGTGCTGGTGCTCCCGATATTTCCGGTAGAGCGCGCGCGCCTCTTCACGGTCGACGGTGATCTGTTCCGTTTGCATCCTGGCTCTCCTCTAGCGCCTGCAGCACGGCTCTGATGTCGGCCTTGAACGCCGACATCGCCTGCTCGTAGGCGTCGAGACCACCATACGCCACCGCGAGCGGGTTGATGTAGTCGCCCGGCGCCTCGACGAAGATATGCAAGCGGTGGGCTGCGTCAGCCGCGCTCATGGTCAGCCTCCAGCAGCCCAAGGCGACGCAGCGCCGCGAGGATCGCCGGCCGCTTTGCTGGCCGACACGGCCTGACCCGGCGGTTCGGATCGATCCGGTTGTAGGCGATCCGCTTCGTCAGGCCCTCGTCCGCCATGACGTGCGCGATCTCGCACGGCGCGACACTGATCCCGCGCGCGCGCAGGTCGGCTTGGATCGTGTGGTTGATGTTCATACGCCCTCCAGCGCCGGGTCGGGCGGCAGCAGCTTGGCGGTCTCGACCATCGCCTTGCCGAGCGCGTCGACGGCCTCCTGACCCTCGGCGTTGGCCAGCTTGGCGAGCGCCGGCAGGCCGGTGGCGATCGACGTCACCACCTCGTCGTAGGTGGCTGATCGTCCGTATGCGTACCACTCGACGCGGTCGACCGGGCCGAGGTCGAGGAGGTAGCTGCCCTTGCCATCTGGGAAGGGCTTGGACGGGTAGAGGCTGATCCACAGAGCGGCGACGCCCGGGTTGCGATCGATGTGGTCGCCGGGTATCCAGCGCTCGTCGACGGCGTTCTTCTCGTTGCGGCGCATGCGCGGGTTGGCCAGGAAGGGGCACGCCTTGGCCGCATAGCGGCCACATTCGAGGTGCGACGGCGGCTCCGAGGAGACCTTGTTCACCGCGCACATTGGCCCGATCACCGTCACCTTCAGCCGGCCCAGCTTGAGGCCGCAGACCCAGCAGCGCTGCTCCTTGAGCGCCTTCTCGCGCCGGCCTGGGCCGATCACCCGAAAGTCGGGCTGGCGGGTGTCCTTGCGCCACGCGACGAACCAGGGGACCGGGAAGCCGCGCGCGTCGATCGGCAGCGCCTGCATGTTGAAGGGGAGGGGGATGTCGCGAATCGAAGCGTTCAGGCTAGGCATCGCGACCTCTCAAGCCACTCTTCCTCGGTCTGCGGATGCTCCGGGTTCGGGGTCTGATCGCGCAGCACCACCCACTCGTAGCCACAAGCCATCGCGGTGTCCCAGAACAGATCGGCGCCGCTATCCTTGAGCGCGCGGCCATCGGGCATCATCGTCGCCTTGCCGCGCCACCCAGACATCAGCCTGCAGCCCTGGCGTATCCTCACCCGCTTGAACGGCGCGATCCTGCGGTCGCTTATCTGCCAAGCTGGCCGATCGCTCATGGGAGGCTCCGCACCAGCTTCTCGATGTCCGCCGCGTCGCGCTGCCGCAGATATTCGGCGAACTGCCGCAGGTGCTCCTCCTTGCCGCCGCCAACCTTGCGCCATTCGCAACTGCACCAGCTAACGAACGGGACCAGCGGGTAGTCGTGGAGGATGAGACCGGGGCCGTTGTTGGCGCCGCAGGTGTGGCAGAACGAACTACGCCCGGCCGTGACGCGCACCACCACCGTGCGCGTGCCTGCAGGGATGTCGTAGGTCCCTCCCCCGCCATCCACCCAAGGCGGGCTGATGTGCATCGTGATGCGCGCCTCGACGCAGTCGCCGGGGCCCAGGTCGTCGCTCATGCGTCCAGCTTCCCTTCCATCCGGCCGGTCTGCTTGATGTCGTTCGAGAGCGTCAAAAAAAACGTCGCCGTCGCCAGCGGCGTGTCGGCGCCCAGCGCGCAGACGCCGGTCACCTCCAGGGTGGCGTTCTCCTCGGGCCGGCCGCCCTCGACCATCACGGTGCCGACCACCTCGTCGTCGCCGTCGAGGATTTCGACGCGCACCCGGTACTTGACCGGCTCCAGCGGCGAGTCCTCGGGCCGGCTCATAGGTCACCGTCCGCCGGCTCTTCCTCGGCCGGGAACACCTCCTGGCGGCCGATCACCAGCACCTGCTGGCCGGTGATCTGGCTCGCCATGTGGAGGATGCGCGTGGTCAGCAGCGCCCGCTGCGCGCCCGGCAGATCGCCCTGCACCCGGGCTTCGAAGATGGTCTCGATCCGGGCGCCGTCAGGAAGTGGCTGGCGCGGGTCGTCGTCCGCCCGATCGGGGTAGGTGGGCTCGGCCAGGAAGTCCGGCTCGTCACTCTCCAGAGCCGTCCTGAGGTTCTGCAGCGTCTCCACCCGGCCTGCCGCCGTCAGGTAGGCCGCGCTCTCGCGCCCGGCGCCGTCGGGCGTGGCGGCCTCCAGATGCCGCTTCATCAGCATGATGGCGATGTCGAGCGCGTCGGCGCGTGCGCGCATCAGGTGCTGCAAGGGGCTCGGGGTTGGCCCATGCGTCTCGGTCATTTTGTCTCCTCACCAGCCAGTCGGCTGGGCTGCAGTTGGGGCACACCACCGACCAGATTCCGCCCTCGCGCCGCTCGCCCAGGCAGCGCCACGCCAGTGGTCCGCCGGTGCGGGTGCAGATCGCAAGGTGGGTCGGCGGCTCGGTCATGGCTTCGGGATGATCATCGTCGGCGGCCGCAGGAGGTAGCCGCCCTCGGTGAGGATCGCGGTCAGCCGCTCGACCTGGGTTCTCAACTCAGCGATCTCGGTGTCGTTCTCGTAGACCGTCTGCAGCACCCGCGCGGCGACGCCGGTGGCGATGCGGTCGGCCACCTCGCGCACCCGATAGGGGTCGCGCTCGCACTCGTCGAGCGCCCGCCGGGCGAAGTGCATCTCTTGGATGACGACGGCTTGGCAGACGTAGTGGAAGCGCGTGCTCTTGCGGTAGGCCTCGAACGCCGCCTCCTCAGTCGCCGGCTTGATCAGGCTCACGGCAGCAGCACCACCTTGCGGATCGCCGGGCGGCGCGGGCCGTCCACGATGCCGATGTCGTAGCCGAGGATGCGGCAGGTGGCCTGCAGCTTGCGGAACTGCGGCGCCTTGGTGGTCTTCTCGTCCCACTTCGTCAGCGTGCTGGGGTGGGGTCCGAGCCTGCCGTGGATTTCCTCGAACGTCAGGTGTGAGTTTCGGACGAGGCTGACCACGTCGTCGCGCAGGTCGCCGTAGTATTCGAGACGCTCGCGCTCAGCGTCGACGGCCTTGTTGTGCTGTCGCTGCTCGGCGGTCAGTTTGTCCTGTAGCTTGACTGTGCTCTGCACCACTTCGGGCGCGGTTTTGATGGCTGCCATTATCTCCTCGACACTTTCTCGTATTCAGTCAGTTCTCTGGCGTATCGGCCTGAGGCGGTTCCTTCAGGCCCTGGCGGCGGTTCTTCACCTCCACCTGTTCCGGCTCCGTTGCCGATTCGTCCTCGGCTGCGACGGTTGCGACAGTTTCGGTCGGTGCGTCACCCTGCGTCACTGGCTCCTCGACCACCGCGTCGACGATCTCGATCTCGGCGTCCTCGCCCTCCGCAACGTCGGCGGCCAGGAACTGGCTCACCGTCGGGGTAACGTCGCGCACCTCGACGTCGTCGTAGTCCTCGACCTCCTCGCGCACTTGGATGCCGCGCAGGATGTCGGCGCAGCCGTCGCGGATCGCCCAGGAGCGGGCGCGCATCTGCAACATCCTGCGCGGATAAGTAATCCAAGGCGTATCTTGACCTTGCGCGCCCTTCTTCATCCACAGCTTGGCGCGCTTGGCGTCGTCGACGCTGAAGAAGCGCGTGGTCGGCTCCTCGTCGGTGTCGGGCCGGGTGACGGTGCACCACGCGACCATCGCCTCGCCCTCGCCCTCGGCCCACTCCTTCACCTTGACGCCGCGGGCGCGCACCACGCCCAGTAGGCCATCGCCCCACATCACCGGCCGGTTGTTGATCACCGCGAACGACTGCAGCGCCGAGAACGGCGGGATGCCGAGTTCGGCGCCGCCCATGATGGCGACCATGATCTGCTCGGGCCGCTGCATGTCCTTGGGCGCGAGGCGCGAGCGGGCGATCGCCACCGCGAGTCGCCACGCCTCCTCGATCGTGCGCGGCACGAGGCCGGCGACAGGCGCGCCCGCCTTGATCGAGGCGCCGGCGCGCACCGCGCGCTTCTGCCCCTCTTCCGGGCCGGCGGGGCCTTCCAGGGCGACGGGGTCGATATCAGACGGCGGCATCAGCGTTCTCGATCTGGCGTTGGATGTAGAAGGGCGTGACCAGCGATGAAGCCGGGCCGTAGCCGGGCCACTCGCCAGTCTCGACGCACTTGGCGATTTGGTCAAGTAGATCGCGCACTCTGCGTCTACCATACATGATCTGGTCCGGCTCCCAGCGGTGCACCGAGACGCAGTAGGGCGGCTCTTTTTCCTGCACCACGAACCACATGGTCGGCCGCATCTCGCCGGTCGCGGCCGCCACGACGTCGACCGCCAGGGCTACCTGCAGGTGATACCCGTAGTCAAACGCGCGCCGGCCGAAGGGCTCCCAGGCGCCGTTCTCGGCGGTCTTGTAGTCGACGAGGCCGCGGCCGTTGGCGGCCGGCGTGAAGTCCGGCCGGGTCAGCATCCAGATGCCGGTGATCGGGTCGGGCGCGCAGAACGTCATCTCGGGCAGGCCCTTGGCGAACAGCGAGCGCGCGTCCGGGTCCCTGTAGAGGGCGGCCGCCATGCGCTGGATGGTGACGTGCTCCTTCGGCTTCAGCGGCAGGATGTCGGCCGGCAGTTGCTCGCGCCACTGCTTGGCGTCCTTCAGCCGGTAGTCATCCCCATAGGGGCACACGGCGAACTGGAGATTGAAGAGTTCGGGCTGGAACGCCAGCAGGTGCGAGGCCTTGCCCAGGCGCAGCGCGTCGGTGTCGACGTCCGGCGGCTCGCGGTCGGGGTTCCACGCGCAGAAGGCCCAGAAGTGAGCCATCGAGCGATCAGCGCGCTTCAGCGACGAGGCGGTGACGAAGCGGTGCGGGACAAGGTCGCCGTGGTAGCGGTCGATGTCGACGCCCACGTAGGCCCCGGGCTGGGTGATCTGCTGACCATTGAAGCGGAAGGCTCTCATAGGGCGTGCTCTTTCAGCATGGCGAACAGGATGCCGGCGAACAGCGCGAGGCTGAGCGCGGCGAGGATCAGGATTTCCCGCCAGACCTGAGGGCGGCGTTGCGGCATCAAGGCGGCGGCTCCGGGGGCGGCGCCCGCCCGGCCTTGGCGTAGACATGGGCGAGGCTGCAGGCGGCGCGCAGCCAGTCGAGATCGCCGCGCTTGTTGGCCGGGATCGCCGTTACCCGGGTGATCTCGGTGAGCGCCCAGTCGAGACGCGCGATCCGCTGCTTCTGGGTCTCGCGGCTCACGACGCGGTATCCTTCCAGCCCATCATGCGGCGCTGCACGACGGCCGAGTCGATCGCTATGACCAGCAACGCGGCGGGCCCCGACCACAGCTTGACCTGATCGTAGGCGCCCTTCTGGCGGCAGGCCTCGGCCTCGCGCCGCCACGTGTCAGCGAGCGCGCGCGCATCGTCCAGATGCAGGCGGCGCGCCGGCATCGTCGTCTGGTCCCAGACGTCGCCGCGGATGGCCACAAAACGCTCGGTCACCTCCACCCCTCAAGCTGATCGGCCGTCGGCTCGAACACCGGAAAGGCCTCGCGCTTCCAGAAGCGGCTGCTCATCCGTGCAGCGGCGACGATCGCTGCCTCGCGCGTGACGTACATCTTACCGGCCATCACCCGTGGTGAGCCGCCGGTTCGGGCGCCGCTCTCGCGGATCAGCCAAGCGATCGGTTTATGTGGGGTCGTCATCTCTCGACTCACTGGCGTCACTGGAGTTGCGACTATGCCGGTGGCGAGTGTCCGCGTCAATAGCCACTTGGCGGATGCGACATGATTGCTATCCGATTGAAGCTGTGGCAACATGCATCGCATGAAATCTTTTTCCGACCAAATGCGTGACTTCGACCAGCGTCGTCGTCACGCCCGCATCAAAGACGAGGAACTGGCCGAAGAGTCAGGCGTCGCCTGCGCCACGATCTCGCGCTACCGGCACGGCCGGCAGCAGCCGTCGGTGGACAGGTGGAACGAACTGAACGGCGCGCTCGACAAGCTGATCGCCCGCCGCGCTGCTGAACTGACGAGCCTCGCCAGTTGACCAAACCGCCCTACGCCTACAGGCGCGGCCCTGGCCAGGGCACGCCCGGCTTCTTCGACAAGAAGCCGAGGCGGCGGCGCGCGGTGCGCAAGATCGGCCAGCCCGAGCACAACTTCCAGGCCGCGCACGTGATCCCGGCGCTGACCTGGGCGCTGCCCGATGGTTGGCTGTTCACCGCCTCGGCGACCGGCGTCAGGCTGAGCATGCAGGTCGCCGTCAAGATGAAGGCGGCCGGCATCAAGCGCGGCTGGCCGGACATCCAGCTTCTCGGGCCCGACGGCATCACCCGATACATCGAACTGAAGGCGCCCGACGGGAACCTGTCGCGCGAACAACGCGCCTTCCGCGACCACTGCCTCGCCAGCGGCCGCGACATCTGGGGCCGCGCGAAGACGCTCGACGAGGTCGAGGCCATCCTGCTGCGCTGGGGCATCGACCTGAAGATGCCGCTCGCCCAGGCCAACCGCTACGACGCCTCGGTCAGCGGCCTGGAGCCGGCGCCAGACGATGGGTTCCTGATATGAGCAAAGAGTGCCGCACCACCCTGACCGACGACCTGCTGGCCGTGGTCAACGCGATGCGTGGCGGTCAGTCGCGCAGCCAGTTCCTGGCCCAGGCGATCCGCCGCGGGGTGCGCACCATCCACGCCGAGGCCATGAAGAACCGGCCCGGCGTCCTCGACGACGGCACGCTCGGCCTGGGCTTCGCGCCGCTCAAGCAGGAGGGCGAGGCCACCTATTTCGACCATGAGACCGGCGAGCGCGTGCAGGCGCTGATCGATCGGCTTGCGTACTGAGGTGTTATGGTGAGGTCACCCCCAGGAGACCCACCATGCCGATCCCCGCCGTACTGACCCCGAAGACCAAGGCGGCCGTCGCCGCCGTCGCCCAGGCGCGCGCCGACCTGCGCGAACACACTCTGGAGTCGGAGGCGCTGGCCGACGCGCTGACCGAGGACATCACCGAGGGCCACATGAACGCCGAGGAGGCGCGCGATCTCGCCGCCGCCTATGGCGTTGCCTTCACGCCGCCGGCCGAGCCGGCCAAGGCCGCGCCCAAGCCGAAGGACGACGACGACGACAAGGACGACGGCAGCGACAAGGCGGCCAAGGCCAAGGCCAAGCACGCCTAGCGCGGCGGCAGCCCGCCGGCCACCTGTCGCAACTGCCGCGGCGGCCCGGTCACCTTGAACGGCGTCGGCCGCGGCTCGGCTGCCGCCGCCTCGACCCGACGCCTCTCATGCTCGGTGATGTTCATCCAGGCGAACAGGACGCGCATGTTGACGATCTCGGCCAGCGGCGAACCACACTCCAGCCAGTCGTCGACGTCGTCGGCGTAGAGGTAGGCCTCGGCGAGCCAGTCGGCGTCGTTGAGCGCGGTCGTGAACACCACCAGCCGCCCCGCCTCCATCTCCGCGACCATCTGTTCCGGGGTGAGGTCGAAGGTCTTCAGGAAGGTCGCGAGGTCGACGACGTCTTCACCGTCTTCACTCATCGGGGGGCGCCCCGCCGAAGATGTAGCCGCGCATGCGCCGGCCATGGTGGTAGGCGCGATCGCCGCGGACACCCAGCCGGTCCATGATCCCGCCCAGGCGCTGGGAGTGGGCGGTGGTCTGCTTGGAGCGCTCGACGCCGAGCCACAGCCAGAGGATTTCGTGCGTCGGCACCCAGGCCCCCGGCATCTGCTCGGCCAGCTTCTCGATGATCGGCCCCTCCCATGGGTCGGCGTCGTACACGCCCTCCTGGGCGACCTTGGCGATCTCCTCCTCGGCCGGGCCCTCCAACCACCACGTCTCGCCGGCCTCCAAGCGGTGCATCGCCTCGGCCCAGAGGAGGTTGCGGTCGCGCTCGATCGCGGCGAGGTCGATCGTGTGCACGCAGGTGACCGGCCAGTAGCGGCGCCCGCCGGACGGGTCGCGCAGGTAGCTCCGCTGGTTGGTCGATCCGACGAAGACGCAGCGGCGCGGCCGCATGACGACGCTGCGCCCGTAGGGCGGCCGGAAGCGGTCTTCCTGGCGTGACAGGAAGGCCTTCATGTCCTCGGCCGAGACCCGGCTCAGTCCCGACATCTCGGCCCACTCGATGCCCCACATGCCGGCGAGCCCCATCAGGGCGTCCTTGTCGCGGACGTCGCCGAGGTTGTCGCTGAAGTAGGTCTCGCCGAAGAGCGTGCGCCACGCCGTCGACTTCTTCTGCCCCTGCGGCCCCTGCAGGGTCAGCATGGTGTCGACCTTGCAGCGCGGCCGCGTCGCCCGGGCCGCGGCGCCGATCAGGAACTTGCGGCCGAACAGCGTCGCCTCGGGAGACGCCGGCACGCCCATGTAGCTGGCCAGCCAGCCATCGAGCCGGTCCTCGCCGTCCCAGGCCAGCTTCGTCAGGTAGTCGACCAGCGGGTTGATCGCCCAGCACCGGCGGGCGACCTCGACCAGGGCGATCTCCACGACACCCTGCGGCGGCTTCAGCCCCTGGCGCCAGAGATGCGCCATCAGCGTGAAGAGGTCGCCATCCTCGACCGGCCGCGGGTAGTTGGTGCGCTGATCCTCCGGCCACGGACGATTGATGATGAGCGTGTCGGACCAACTGTCGTAGGTGTAGCGGCCGGCCAGCGCTGGCCAGTGCTCGATCTCCAGCCGGACGTTCTGCGGGTCCTTTGGGTCGATGCCTTTCGCCCCGACCTTGTAGGCGAACTCGCGGCGCCAGTCGTGCTTGGTCGCCACCACCTTGAGGTCCGGCGCCACCTCGCCCTCGGGTGTCTTGGCCCCGCGCGGCCGCTTGGAGCCGCCCTCGATCACCGCCGGCAGGTCGCGCGGCGCGAGGTCCGCCGGGCCCGCCGATCGCCCGTCCGCCATCGCCCGGCTGACCTTCCTGACGATCACCAGCGGCGTCCAGGGGTCGGCCGGATCGTGGCTGGCCATGGTCAGCCCGGCGTGGATCAGCCGCTCGCTGGCGTAGCTCTCGGGTAGGTGGCCGCGCTGCACCCAGCGGCCGATCCGGTAGGCCCCGCCGTTCAGGGTGTTGTCCTGCTCGCCGTTCGCCGCGTTGGTGATTTCGCCGCAGATCGAGTCGAGCGCCGCCTTCGCCACCCGCTCCTCGCGGTCCTTGTCGCCCCAGCCGTGCGGCTGCAGCGGCGCCGGGCCTGGGGGTGGGGCCTTGGTCTGCGGATGCCGGCGGATCAGCGTCAGCAGCCACTGCGGCGCGTCGGCGAGCGGCGTGCCCCAGTTCGCCCACTCATAGAGGGTCCCGTCGGCCATCACCGCGGGCGGGATCAGCGCGTAGCCGCCCTCGCCGCGGATATCGATGCCGGCGTCGACGTGGCCGCGGTTGCCGATGCCGCCGCCGTTCGGCCAGCGGAAGTAGAGGTGCCGACCACCGCTCGGCGTCTTCAGGGTCAGCGTCTCGGGCAGCGGGCCGTGCTTCTCGACCCAGGCCGCCAGCGTCTCGGCCCCGCCGTGCTTGGGGTCGACGTCGAGGATGAAGAAGCCCGACTCGAAGCCGGCGACCACCGCGGGGTTCGACTGCGATCGGCCGCCGAACCATTTCTCGATCTGGGCCGGGTCGGCCGAGGCCTTGTTCGGCCAGTCCTTCAGCCGGGCCTTCTTGGTCCCGGCGCCGCACGGCAAGAGCCGGCATCCGAGGGCCTCCACCACACGCAGCGCTTCGTCCACGCGCGCGGACATGGGGACCTCCGGTGCTAGGCTGCGGACGTCTCGGGGTAGTCCGTAGGCTGGTCTTTTCGGCGGCGCGCCACCAGTCTGACGATGCGCTGCTGGGCCCGCGCGGCGATCTCCTGACGCTCGATCTTGGCGGCCCTCACGAGGCGCTCGGCGCATTCGACGTTATCGTCAAGCTGGGCGACGCGGCGGCGCTCGACGTCGGTCAGATGTTCACGCCAATGCGTGCCGTGGCGCGCCTTTGCAACTCGTGGCATCCCTCTCTCCTCGTAAGAGTCCACAACTTATCCACACGTGTATGACGTATGGACGAAAAGAGCGAGCCTGAGGCGCCGGGCAGCCCCGAGTCAAGGCCGGCCGAAGAGGTCTTCCTCGGCGAGCCTCGATCGCAAAATTGCGATGATCGCCTCCATCAGGGCGAGCCGGCGCTGGGCCTGGGCCGGCGTCATCCGCCGGGTGGATACCCGATTTGGGTAGACCCGCTTGCGGAGGCGAAGCTCGCGCTCCGCCTCCTCCACCAGTTCGGCCGCGGTGAACATGTCAGTCGTTCTGGATGCCGTCCTCGTCGCCGTCGGCCCTCATGACCTCCGAGTTGGCGCACCACCACTGGGGCACCCCGCCGGTCTCGGCCAGTTCGCGCACCGCCCTGGCGGCGTTGGCCGGGGTGAAGAGGTCGCGCACCGCCTCGGGGTCGAAGTCGTTGAAGGCCCAGTCGCCGGGCTTGGCGCCGTGCGCCTCGTAGCCGCTGGGCAGGAACAGGTCTTTCTCCTGCGACTTGTTGAGGCCCAGGTACTCGGCCACGACCGGGCCCCAGTCGCGCTCGTTCTCGGCGCGTAGCTGGAAGAGGGCCGCGGCTTGGCCGGCGACGCAGGCGGCGGTGCCGCAGTCGGCTACAGCCGCCTCGGGCGACGGAAAGAGGCGCTCGCCGCCGAAGCTCTCGGCAAGCTGCATGGCGGCGCCGCTGGCGTGGTCGCTGAACCACGCGCTCATCACGAGGTGCTCGGGCGGCACCGCCGCCAGATAGTCGGCCAGCCGGTTGAGGCGCAGCGTGTGCTCGGCGTCGAAGGGGGTGTCAGGCATGGGTCTTCTCCTCGGTTGATGGCAGGACAGCGGCCAGCGCGCCTGGGCGGCCGGCGATCTCATAGCGGTGGTCGACCCAGCCCAGGCTGGCGTCGCCGCGCTGGTGGTCAGCGATCCAGATGCGCCACCGACGCTGCAGGGTGAAGGGGTCGGTGAACGGCTGCCACCGATCGCCGTGGCTGCGGTTCGAGACGCGCCAGTGGCCGCGCACGTTATGGCGCTTGCGCCGCTGCAGCACGAGGCTGTTGCGCAGATGCTGGTCGATCACCTTGATCCGCCGCCGGCTCGACGGCACGTCGATGTGCACCACCCGGCTTTCCATGAACGGCCGCGTCGTCCCCGAGGCCAGCATGCGGCCCTTCGGCTTGTAGGGCTTGTAGGTGACCGGCACGTGGTTCAGCAGCGCCAGGGCGGCCACCACGAAGCGCAGATCGCCCTTCTGCTCCAGGGTGAAGGCCTCCATGCCGCGGCGGATGCGCTCCAGCCCGTCCTTCAGGCCGTATTTGCGGATCATGGTGTCTTCGAAGACGCCTTCGGGCTCGACGCCGTTGGTCTGGCAGAGCGGCGAGGCCAGCCACGCATGCACGTCGACGCCGTTGTAGGCCTCCATCCCCCAGGCGATCGCCGGGATCGGGCTGCGGTTCGCCGACCAGATGATGTCGTTGATCTCGGCCCGGTCGGCGCGATTGCCGCCGAAGATCACCTTGTCGCGGCCGGTGGTGACGTTGTGGCAGACCGGAAACATGCACGCAGCGGGCGGGTCGCCGTGGCCGGCGCTCATCCAGCCCACGGTGGTGATCCGGTAGCTGTCCTCATGTGCCTGCAGGCGCTCGCAGAGGAACCCCATCTGGGTCGGGACGCCGACCACGTGGCGGTCCGAGTCCAGGCCGTAGACCATGCTCTGGTCGGGCGCATCGAGCGGCTTGGTGTAGCCGCACGCGACCCGCCACGCATGCAGGTGGGCGTAGTCGAACTCGATCCAGACGGTCTCGAACGGCAGCCGGGCCAGTTCCCGGTAGAGCGGCATCATCCGGTGGCGCTGCTCGCCCGACGCCATCTCGCCGACCACCTCCAGGGTCTCATGGTCGAGGTGGAAGGCCTCGGCCTGCCGCAGCAGATGCCGGTAGCCGCGGAACTCCTTCTCGCGCTCGGCGCGGGTGAGGAAGGCGTTGAGGAGGTCCAAGTCCTTGTGCATGACGTATCAGTACAGGGGACTTGCCTGGACGTCAAGTCCTATTTGAGGATTTCCGCTTCTGGCTCGGGTGCGTCAGCCGGCCGCACCATCAAGGTCCCGCCCACGAACTGGTGGGTGACCTTGCGTGAGCCGGTCGGGCCCAGCGCCACCACGAGGCCCTTGGTGCTGATCGCCGCGAAGTAGTCGACCAGGGCCCGGTCCTTCAGCCAGCGGTCGCCCACCTTCAGGTCGACGTGGCCCAGCAGCGCCTCGCGGCCGTCGGTGTCGTCGGGCACGAAGACGATGCCGATGCGGTCGGGCTTCATCCACTTCGGCAGGCCGCCCTGCACCCAGAGGCACGCGAAGTCCCGGCAGGACTGCGGCCGGGTGGCGTAGCGCCGGCAGCCGCGGCTGCAGACGTCCGGGCAGGCCACGCCGGGCTTCTTGGGCTCGGGCTGGTAGTCGTCGACGCCCATGATGGTGCAGCAGGCGGTGCAGTCGCCGCAGCGGCGGTGGGTGTCGCCGTCGCCGTGCTTGCGGCGGCTCTTGGGGAGGGCGACCTCGGTCATAGCGCGCTGTTCTGGATGGCGTCGTAGACCTCGGCGAGCACCGCGTCAGCGACCTCGGGCAAGGTCGGCAGCCGGTGCTCGCCCATGATGGTGCGCAGCTTGGCCGCCTTCTCGGCGACGATCTTGGCCGCCACCTCCGCGCGCTCGGCCGCGCGCACCTCCATCGCCCGGGTCGCCAGCCGCTCGGCGCGGATCGCGATGCGCGCCTCGTCGACGATCGGCACGTAGGCCGGCTCGTTGGCGCTGAGCGCCTGGGTGCCGCGGTGGCGCTCGCGTCCGAGTTTGGCGAGGCGGAAGATGGTCGGGAACTTGCGGTAGCCGGTGGTGATCTCGGTGATCTCGTCGCCGGCGACCTTGGCCAGGAAGTAGTAGTCGGCCTCCTGATCGGCCCAGGCGACGCGGACCCGGTCGGGCCCGCTGCTGCTGACGTAGAACTCGGTCATGGGTTCTCCTCGACGACGTGCCGCCATGTGCGGCCCGCGATGATGTTGTGGATAGTTCTCGAATCGACGCCGTAATCGATACCGACAGCGGTCTGTGTCTCACCCGCCATCACCCTGGCGCGGATCGGCGGGATGTCGGATGCCTGCAGGATCGATCGGCCCTGCCGACCCTTGCGGGCCATATCGCCAAGGTTGTCAGCTTGCGTGCCGGCAAACAGGTGGTCAGGCCGGATGCAGGGGCGGGTATCGCAGTGGTGGCAGACGTTCGGCCGATCGGCAGGGATCGGGCCGCGCCATGCGCGCCACGCCCAGCGGCTCGCGCGCGCCTCTGTGCCAGCGAACCTCATCCGGCCATAGCCGCTCTGAGAGAGATCACCGCTCCAAAGCCAGCAGCCCCAGCCGTTGGTGTCGAACTCGATCCGAGCCAGGAGGCGCTCCTCTAACGTCCCGCGCTTCATGGTTCTTCGACGATGGTGCGCGGATCATCCGCGTAGGGGTCTTCGCCGGCCTTGCGGGCGAAGAGGGCGTAGCCAGGGCGCGCGCGCTGGGCCTGGGCGGCCCGCATGACCGCCTGCGCCTCGCTGGTGGCCTCGCCCTGCCAGACACGGACCACGCCGCTCCGCGAGCCGCTGCGGGTCCGCCAGCGGTAGACCGAATAGAGGGCCATCAGCGCCGCGCCTCCTTGGCCAGCTTCGCCGTGGTCCGCTCGGCCTCTTCGCGGGTGGCGAAGCGCAGGCGCTCGCCGTTCTTGCCGACCACCGGCTGGGTGTCGACGAAGGCCAGCCAACCGGCCGGCTGCGGGATCAGCGTGATGCGATGATCGTCGCTGCAGCGCACCACCAGCGCCACGCCCGCCTTGTAGGGGCGGAACACGCAGCCGTTGGTGAGGGTGATCTTGCCGGTGGTCAGCGGCAGGCCGTAGGCCGGGTGCGGGGGCTGGCCGGTCATAGCTCGGCCGCCAGCTTCAGTTCGGCCAGGGTGCGGTCGTCCTTCACCAGCAGTTCCAGCACCCCGATCACCCAGGTGTCGAGGTAGAGCCGGGCCGGGCCGTTGAGCGCCTCGCGGATGCTCGGGGTGACACCCTCCTGAGGCCGCAGGCGCTTGATGACCTTGCGCAGCGCGCGCTTCTCGGTCGGGTTCACTCGGGGGCCTCCTCTTCGGTGGCCGCCTCGATCATCTGATCCTCGCGGTCCATCTCCAGCTTGTTGACGATCTCGTCCTGCCAGTAGGCGCGGCCGGCATAGCCACCGTCCCAGTCGGCCCAGGCGACGCCGTCGATCGAGACGATCTCGATGTCGATCACCGCGGCCGACTCGGGCGGGGTGTCGCGCGAGTAGGGGCAGCCCCAGTCGACGCCGTAGGTGACGACGACGTCGTCGAGCACCGCGGTCGGGGTGTCGCCGCCCCACTCCAGGCTGCAGGCGTAGGTGTAGGTGCGGGCCATCTGGCGCTCCTCGTCGGCGATGCGTTCGCAGTATTCGCAGGGACCGCTCTCGGAGCCGTCGTCCCACGGCGGCCCCCGCGGCGGCGGCGGGCAGGTGCAGTAGTCCTCGGCCATCAGGCGGCCTCGGCCGGCGGGCGGTAGGGGCCGATCTTCAGCGCCTTGCAGAGGTTGTCGTGGCCGTAGTCGGCGCCTTTGAAGAAGGCGTCGGTGACCAGCCAGCGCAGCCGCATCGCGCGCAGGTCCGGGTCGGTGGTCGCCAGGATCGTCGCCATGTCGGCGGCGAAAATCTCGGCGGGGGTGGGGGCGTTGTCGGCCATGTCATCTCCTCGGGCGTCATCGCCCTGACAGTTCGCTATCTATACAGGGCACTTGCCAGGACGTCAAGTCCTTTTTGACGTCCTGGCAAGATTGACTTGATCAGTACATGCCCGGGAAGGAGACGTTCTCCAGTTCGGCGTAGGCGTTCTCGACCTCGTTGACGAACTCCTCGGCCGCCTCGCGCTGCCGGTCGCGCTCCTCGATCATCTCCTGAGTGATCGGCTCGCCGTCGTCGTCCTCGGCCGGCTCGTCGTCCTCGCTCGGCAGTTCCAGTTCGTCGTGCTCCTCCAGCCACGACTCGGCGGCGCACTTGGCGGCGTCGATGGCGTTCATGGCGTTGGCGAGGCGGTAGGAGCGCGACTGCGCCTTCTTGCGGGTGTCGATGGTGAAGCTGGCGTCGAGGTCGCCCAGGAACTCGGGGACCTCGATCCCCTGCAGGCCGTCGAGGCCGTTCTCCAGCGCGTCCTTGGCCTCGGTCACCTCGTCGTACTTCGGCAGGTGCTCCATGTTGTTGGATTCGAGGCTGTTGGCCCACTCCTCCATCTCTTCCTTGAGGTTCTCGACGTCCGAGATGCCGTCGGCGAGGGCGCCGGCGAGGTCGGACTGGATGGGATGGCGGCGGCTGCCGGCGGCGGCGCGGTGGTTGGGCATGTGATCTCCTCGGGCGACGTCGCCCTGACAAGGCGTATCAGTACAGCGGTCGTCCTAGGACGTCAAGTCCCTTTTGCAGATTTCTCAAGCTGGACTTGATGTTCGGCCGCCGTCTCGACCAGCAGCTTGAGTTCGGCCAAGTCGGCGGCCTCCATCGGCACGATCACCGCCATGGCGTCGCCGACCGGCTCGATCACCAGCGCGAGGCTGTCCTTGGTCTCGAACCGCAGCCGCACGCCGGCATGGGTGGTGACACGTTCAACTCGACGACGTCGGGCCATCTTGATCTCCTCGCTTGTTGATGCCGTGAAGCACAGTGGTGTGGTCGCGCTGCAGCCAGAGGCCCACCTGCAGCAGACTGGGGTGGCCGCCGCGCCAGGGCATCGCCCGTAACCGGCGGTAACATTCCTGGCGGGCGTCGCTGATCGGGCCGGTGCGGCGAACGGACATGATCTGGGCGACGTCAACGCCGGTCTCGGCGGCGACGCCCAGGATGATCGTCTTGACCTGCGGCGGCAGACCACGTGGGGGGGGCTGCGCGGCCTCGCGGGCTTCTGCTAGGCTCACCGGCGCCGCAGGTGGGTTTGATCTCCTCGACGAGACCGGCGGCGACACACTGGCGTGTGAAGGTCCGGCGGGGCTCGTCACCTCGCGCTTCGTCGGACCCGCCGGCTTCCTTCCTGGCATCTTCAGGTCTCCTCCCAAGTACCACCACGCACCGATGTCCTGGCGCTGCGTAATCAGCGCCTCCTCCAAGGTGCAGTCGTAGAGCCAGCGGTAGCGCTGCTTCAGGTCGACCCAGTCGGCCCGCTCCTCTGGCGTCGGCATGATCATCGGTCGATCGCGTCTGGGCCCATCGCCCGGATGGCGTCCAGCACCGAGCGGCGCCAGCGCTCCTGCGCCGCCTTGTCAGCGAAGCTGATGGTCGGCCAGTAGCGGACCTTGCCGCGGTCGTCGGTCAGCGCCTTGCCGTCCTTGCCGAGCATCGCCGCGTTCGGCTCGACGATCGACAGGTCGCCGTTCTGGCGGCGGAAGACGCTCACCGCATGGATGATCAGCCCCGAGGGGAAGGCCACGTCGACCCGCGCCTTCAGGTACTGGTTGTTCTGCACCGGGTTGATCTTCACCACCTTGGGCATGGTCTCGGTCATGGGCTCTCCTCCAGGGGTTTGTCGCACCAGCCGACCACGCCGTAGCCCTTGACGGTGACGACGTAGGTCGGCCCCCAGCCGGGCCCCGCCTCGCGCTCGGCCGCGCCCGGCGACTCGTGGCTGTACTCGCTCTTGAGGGTGCTGAAATCGATGTGGTCGAGGGTCGGCCAGGGCCGGAACTGCTCGCGCAGGTACTCGACGATCGCCTGCCGCCCGAGGTCACCGTCGGGGAACGTCTGCTCGATCGGCTTGCCGCGCTCGCGGAACCTCATGGCGGGAATCCCTTGAAGAGGTCGTTTTCGTTCGGCGCCGGCAGAGCGGCCTTGGCCGCCTTGGCCGGTTTGGCCGGCGGCGGCTCGGGGGGCGGTGCTGACGATGCGGCTTGCGCGCGCGCGCGAGCCTCGGCGTGCGCCTTGGCCTCGGCCTCTTCCTTGGCGTCGGCCGCCCGGATCGCGGCGTTCTCGTTGACGTGCCGGCGGTGGCGGCGGGTGTCCCAGGCCCAGGCGGTCACCCGCCCGCCGGTTGGCTCGAAATCCGCCCAGCCCAGGTGCACCGGGAACTCGCCGCCCAGCCACGGCGCCGGCACGTAGCCGGCGACGCCCCAGGCCTCGATGCGCTCGACCACCGCCAGCGCGCCCTCCCACATCAGGCAGTCGCCCTGCGGCAGGTTGTCGCCGCGCTGGCTGCGGAAGGTGCGGGCGCTGTCGCGCGCCTCGACGATGTCGCCCGGCGCGAGGTCGGCGGACTCGGCCGGGTTCATAGCGTGTGGTCCGCTTGGCGGGGGGCCAACGGGACCTTGCCGCCGGTCAGGTCGAAGTCCTCCCAGGCGAGGCGCACCGGGATGATCGCGTCGATCGCTGCCCACGGCACCGGGATCATGGCGAGCACGCCCCAGCCCCTGATCTCGTCGACGATGCAGAGCGCGCCGAAGTACTGGATGCCTGGGTTGGCGCTCGACGCGGCGTCCGAGGTCACCCGGATGATGTCGCCCTCCTTCAGGGCGGCCTTCTTCTCGTCCTCGGTCATGCCTCGCCCTCCCAGAGCACCGGGAAGGCCGCGCCCGGGTAGGCCCGCCGGTAGAGGTGGGCGACCGTCGCGGCCGCCGCCGGCAGCCCCGCGCCGAACAGGAAGCCGGTGCTGAACGACGCCCACATCGAGGCGTAGGCGGCGGCGTCGATCGTGCTGTTGGCGTCGTATCTGCGCAGCCCGACGATCTCGTCGCGGTAGCGCTGCATCTGCTCTTCGGCCCTCATGCGCGTGGCCCCTCGGCGCCGTTGACGGCCCACAGCGCCTCGGCGTGGTTGACCGCATGGTGGGTCTCGATCGTCGCGTTGAGGGCGTCAGCGAGGCTCTGGGCGGGCGCCTCGGCGAGATAGATGCAGATCACCACCCCGAGGCTCTCGGGGCCGGCCGTGACCGTCCAGAGGTTCCCCAGCCGGCTCATGCCGAACGTCTTCTCGGTCATCCATCTCTCCTCAGTTGGACCCGAAGTATTCGGGCTCCCATAGGCTCGCGACCCAGGCCTGGGCCTCGTCGTTCTCTGGCTGCGCCAGGGCGTCGGCGAAGAACGCCGCGGCCTTGCCGCCGTGCAGGTTGAAGACCTCGACTGCATCAAGCAGCGTCTCCCGGTCCTTCTCGGTCATGGTCGGCCCCCCCGGGCTCTGGTGCGGTGTCGAAGGTGATGCTGAACGCGGTCAGCGGGCGATTTGGCTTGCCGTCGGGACGCAGCGGCAGCGTCTTCGACTGCGTCTTCCAGGCCTCGAACGCCGCGCCCAGATCGGCGAAGCGCTGCGCCTTCTCAGGCACGTCGGTGAAGTAGGCCGTGCCGCGGCCGTTGAAGGCCTCGACGTCGTAGCTCTTCAGCCAGATCGGATGGCCGGCCTTGATCGCCGCCACCACGTTCGGGTCCGGGTCGTGGACGATCGTCGGCAGGCCGACGATGCGCATCAGGATCATGGGGCCTCCTGGGCTTTCTTGCGGTTGGCGGCCTCGACCGCGGCCTTGAAAGCTTTGCTGCTGGGGTTGAGGGCGCGCCAGTAGATCGCGGTGCGCATCGGCACGATCTGCTGGGCCACCCGGTGCACGAAGCCGCGGCCGTCATAGGTGACGCTGTAGCGCGTCCCGCCGACCACGACGGTGGTCTGGTGCATCATGGGCGGGCGCCGAACACGATGCCGGCGAGCGCCAGCATGCCCAGCAGGAAGACCAGCGCCCGGATGCCGCTCGGCGAGAGGTAGGGGCCCCGGCGCCGGCCCGTCTCGAACGGCAGGTGGTCGCGCTCGGGGCGCCGGGCGATGCGGCGGAAGCGGTCCTCATGCATCGAGGGTCTCCTGGCGCTCGACCTCGGCTTTGACGCCGCGAAGCGCCCAGGCCACCAGGGTGGTCACCCGCTGCGTGCCGGCGCAGTAGCGGCGCACGCTGCGCGGATCGATGTCGAGCACCTTGGCGAGGCCGGTCTGGGTCAGGCCGAGCGCGTCCAGCCGCGTGCGGAAGTCGTTCGCGGACATGGCGGTGTAGTTCTTCGGCTTGAGGGACAGGTTGTACTGCCGCACCTGCTCGCGGCGTTCGTCGGGGGACATGGTCAGCAAATCTCCTCGGCCCAGGCGCTGCCGGCGCCGCCCCAGACGAAGTCGCGGGCGTCGAGCCGGCCGTTGCGCGTCACCCGCTCGACGATGTCCGAGAGGTTGGCGATGCGGCCGAAGCCGTCGCCCTCCCAGAGCGTCTCGGCCTCGGCCGGGGTGCGCGCCAGGAACCAGATCGCCTCCATGATTTCGGGGCTGGTCTCGCGGCTCGGCCCGGTCGCCATCCAGGCGTCGCACTCGGTGGTGTCGGGGCGCATCACCACCCCCACTTCTTGGCGCAGATCGGGCCGATGCCGCGCTCGATCGATTCGTAGTTGTCGAGGCCGCGGCCGCAGATGGCGCACTGGCTGTGCAGCCGGCCGTAGGCCACCGCCGCCGCCTCCGGGTCGGCGCAGGTCTCGACCACCGCCGCCTGTTCGGCCGGCGTGCAGACGAAGGACTTGCTGAACTGGCCGCCGGCGATCTTGCCGAGGTACTCCCGATCGGTGGTCCGCTTGACGTAGAGGGCGCCGGCGTTGCGGCCGTGCATCGGGGCCAGGGTGATGAAGAACTCGCCCAGGCGCAGCTTGGGGGCCTTGAAGGTGGCGCGATCGGCCTCGCCGCCGACCCGGGCCTGGGCCTCGGCCTTGGCCACCGCCACCGCCTTGGCGAACGCCGCCTCGACGCGGCCGGTGTCGACCGCCGGCTTGGCCGGTTGGGCCTGGGCGCGCTCGGCGGCGCGCTCGGCGTCGCGGGCGATCATGCGCTTGACCGCGGCGACGGCGCCGTCGGTGAGGGTGCCGTACTGCTGCAGCTTGCCGGCCAGTTCGACCGCGAAGTCGAAGGGGCGATCGCCGGTCGAACGGCGCTTCACCCAGGCCACCACGTCGACGTTGGCTTCCAGCCACTGGGCGAGGATCGCCGCCTTGCGAGCGGCGCTCTGGCCGCGCGCCGTCGAGCGCTCCTGCGGCGAGGTCTTGAAGGTGAGGAAGCCTTCGCCCTTGCAGGCGAAGCAGTCGCCGAAGATGCGGCCGTTGCGGCCGCGGAACTTGCCCGAGCCCTGGCACTTGTCGCAGCGCTGCTTGTAGCCGCCGCCGGGCGGCATCTCGGTGACCACCGCCTCGCGGGTCCCGAACGGGATGATGTTCTCGGAGGGCTCGTCAGCCCAGAACGCGGCGTCTTCCAGATCGTCGAAGGCCGAGGCGGGGTTGAAGGCGTTGGTCACTGGCGTGGCTCCTGGCGTGTGAGAGCTTTGTAGCGGGGTGATGACAGGACGTCAAGTCCTTTTGCTGAAGGCGTGCTGACAAGTTGCCGCATCCGCCCAGGTCAAAAGTCGGAAGCGGATTCTGCCGGGGCCGGAAGCACCGTCTTGACCAGCCAGTAGTGCGCCTCGGTCCAGACGATCACCGCGACGCCGGCGCCGGCGAGCGGCACGTAGAGGGTGGGCCCGCGGTCCTTCGGCCGGTTGTCGAAGAACCAGAACGCCACCTCGCGCAGCGCCTCCAAGAGGTCGTCGACGGTGCGCGCGCCGCAGCGCTCGGCCAGCCGCTGCAGGGCGTGGTGGGTGAAGGTGACGATGCGGCGGCCGAAGCTGGCGGCCTTGTCCTTCAGGTTCATCACGTCGAGGTGGCAGGCCAGCCACGGCTTGTCGGGGATCGGGTCGCCCTCTTTGATCTCCGCGCTGGTGTGCGGCTGCACCAGCATCCAAGAGAGAAACATCATCACCGCCCGGCCGCGCTTGCCGGGCTGCACCTGCACCGCCAGCAGCCCGAGGTCCGGGTCCTTCGCCAGCCGCGCCATGAAGCGGCGCTGAGCCTTCGGATTGCCCAGGCCCTTGGCCTTGCCGCGGATGCGCTGGCTGAGCCGCGCGCCGACGCGCCACTGGTCGCGGGCCAGCCAGCGGCACATCTCGGCCACCACCCGCGCCGCGTGGCGCTCGGGGGGCGGCCCGTCAGTCAGGATGATGGGCGCGGCCATCAATCCTCGCCCCCGGCGCAGTAGGCGGCGAACGCCCGCGCGTGGCTGGCGTAGGTGCGCGGCGGCGTGTCGACCATGCGGACGGTGATCGCGTAGCCGCTGCCGCCCAGGCGGCGACGCCGCAGGCTGACGCTCTCGCAGCCGCACAGGCCCTCGATGAAGTCCTTCAGTTCGGTGGCTTCGGCTTGGGTCATCAGGCGTCTCCCTTGGCGGCGGCGATCACCGTGAGGGCGTGCGCGTGCGCTGCGTTGCGCTCGTCGCCCCAACGGATCGACGCCTCCATGCGGCTCTCGCCGGGCTGCAGCTTGAAGGGTAGCTGCGCGTCGGCGAGGCGCTCCAGGGCGGCCAGCAGGGCCGGCGCGGCGGCGCTCACCTTGGCCGCTGCGGCCATCCGGCGATCGTCAGCCGCCCGCTTGTCGTCCGCGCGCCGCCAGCGGGCCGAGCGCTCTTCGGGCGTCTCGACGTGGGCGCCAGCCTTGGCGGCCTTGGCCGGGTCGCAGACCATCGCGAAGATTTCGGCGGCGCGGCCGGTCGGGGCGTCGGGGTTGGTGTAGGTCGTCGACCAGACGCGGCGCGTCTGCCGCTGGCCGCTGTTGCGGCGGAAGCCGGGCTGTGTCCGGTAGGTGACGCTGAGCGCGCAGGGCCGGCCTTTGTGGAAGCTGGCGTCGTAGCGCTTGCCATCGACGTCGACGGTGAACTGGCCGTGCAGGTCGGCCGGGGCGGGGATGGTCTCGGTGGTCATAGGGTCTCTCCTCAGACGGCGAGCGGCAGGTAGGTGCTGCCGATCGGGCTCGGGACGTAGGCTTGGCCGTTCGCGATGAAGGCCGTGCGGTGGCGGCGGGCGTCCTCGTCCCACATGGCGTAGTGCAGGTAGCTCGGCCGCTGGCGGCGGGTGTTGCGGTCGAGGTGGAAGCCGCGGGCGACCAGCGCCGCGTGCGCCTTCCAGAGCGGCGAGGTCTCGGCCAGGGCGCGGCCGGCGTCGTTCAGCACCTCGCTGTGCAGGCCGTCGGCGCCCTTCACGAAGTCGGCGTAGTCGTACAGCGCGATGCGGGTGTCGACCTTGAGGCCCAGCTTGCGGCCGGTGATGCCGACGTAGGCGCAGGCGCGGGCGAGGGTGGTGCGGGTGGTCATCTGGCGTGTCTCCCGGGCGGTCCTGCCCGACCCCCTCCTTCTACAGGGGTCGGGTCAGGACATCAAGTCCTACTTGTAACAGGCGCATGCGCAAGTTGACGCACCCGCCCGGCGCAGTGGTCAGCCCTCCTCTGGCTTGGCCTTGGAGGCCTCGATGTCGGCCACGTAGATGCCGATGTTGTGCAGCACCTCCGACCAGTCGTAGGCGATGTGATCGCCCTCGCAGGGGTCGGCGCGGACCACCTTGCCCAGCGGGAACTGTTCGGTGTCGGCGATGCCGTCGCCGTCGCCGTAGATGCTCCAGGGGCCCAGCACCCAGTAGCCGTAGCGGCCGTCGCCGTAGTCCTCGCGCTCGATCGAGACGCCGTAGCGCTTGGCCAGCGCCTGGGCCTTGCGGCGATCGCGGCTGGTGCGGTTGCGGGCGTCGCGCTCGCGCTGGGCCTTCTCGGCCTCCCTGGCGTCGCGGAAGGCCCGCTGCGCGGCGCTGTGCGCCGCCTGGGCCTCGGTGAGGGCGTCGCGCGCCTCGGCCAGGGCGGCCTCGGCGGCGGCCACGGTGAGCACGATGGGGGGAAGCTTGGTCATTGGTCGGAGTCCTCTCCGGTTTCGGGGTCGATCTTGACCTGCACGCCGAAGCTGTCGGCGTAGTGCTGCACCGCCCAGCGGTCGGCGGCCAGCGTCCACTCGGGCTGCGCCTCGCCGCTGGCCGGGTCGACCAGCCGCATCCAGAAGCCGCCGGGATCGGTGGCGCTGTGGCGCGGCTGGATCATCAGCACGGTGGTCGGCGTCAGGCGCCGATCGCGGGTCATGCGCCCACCTCGACGTCGTAGACCTTGGAGCCGTCGGTCAGCGTGCGCTCCACCAGGGTGAAGGCGGCGCTCGGGGCCTGCGAGGTGTTCACGTAGACCTCGTCGGGGCTGGCGCCCTCGATCAGCGCGGCGATTTCCATCGACTCGATGGCCGCCTTCAACTGGGCGAGGGTGACGCAGCGGGCGGTGTGGATGCCGCGGGCGAACTCTTGGGACATGGTGGTCTCCTGGCGTGTGAGAGGGGGGCGCGCCGCGCGGGCGCGCTTGGCGGGGTCAGTTGCCGGCGAGCGCCTCGATCAGCGCCACCTCGCGGGGGCGGCTGGCGAAGGTGACGCGCAGCGCGTAGCCGCCGCCGGGCGCCTTGCGGGCCCCGGCGAAGCGGTACTGGCCCATGTGCTTGTAGGTGCCGCTGATCGGGTCGTGCTCGATCAGCGTGAACCACTCGTAGGCGCGGCCATCGCTGAACACGACGATGCCGGTGGCCGGCGCGCCCATGCCGCCGTTGGCGCGGCCGCTGATGGTCAGGTGTTTGACGTGCACTGGCGTGTCCTCCGTTCGACCTCTCCCTTGTACAGGGGAGTTGCCAGGACGTCAAGTCCGGCATGATGGATGAGGATGCGCAGATTGACGCACCCCATAACCCCATCCAGATTCGCCGAGGTTTTGGGGTTGACACCTGTCAAGGCGGCGATCCGCCCCGGCGGGGGAGGCGATCCGCCCCCCCTACGCGGCGTTGGCGGCGTCGCAGGCGAGGCTGGTGACGTCGCCGGCCTCGCCGCGCAGCGCCCAGGTGCCGAGGCGCTCGTCGCGCTCGGCGACGAACGACCAGCGGGCGTAGGCAAGGTGCTGGTAGGCCTTGCCGGCCGTGCGCAGTGAGCGGTGCAGGCTCACCACAGAGCGGGTGTGGCTGTTGGGGTCAACGGTGATCAGGGCGTAGCGGGCCATCAGGCTCTCCTCGGGGCTGGAAGGGGGCGCCAGCGGCCGATCGGCCGCTGGCTGGTGGTGGGGCTGGCGCTAGGCGGCCTCGGCGTGGTCGGCGTCGACGTCCTCGTCGCTGGCCTCGGCCTTGGCCAGGATGTAGTCGGCGGCGGCCTGGGCCTTGCCGGCTGCGGTGATGAACGCCTTGGGGTCGCCCTTCAGCACCTGCAGCCAGTTCGTCAGGTAGGCCGCGTGGTCCTCGCGCTCGGGGTTGGCGAGGCCGAGGGTGCCGGTGACGAAGGCCGCGGTCAGTTCAGCCACCAGTTCCTCGAAGGCGTAGGCCTGATCGCCGAAGCGCTTGCCGAACTCGCGGTCGAGCCGGGTCTTGTGGCCGGTCCAGTGGCCCAGTTCATGGAACGCGGTGGCGTAGAAGAAATCGGGCGCCTTGAAGGCCTCGCGCACCGGTAGCTGCACCATGTCCAGCGCCGGGATGAAGCAGGCGCGGTTGCCGCCGAAGTGGATGTCGGCGCCGGTCGAGGCCATCAGCGCTTCGGCCTCGGCGTGGCGCTCGGCGGCGGTGCGCTCGCGGCGCGCCGGGACCTTGACGCCCTCGACCTGCGCGATGTTGAACACCGTGTAGCCCTTGGCCCACACCGTCTTCGTCTTCTTCTTGGTCTTCGGGTCGACCTTCTCGTCGAACTTCCAGAAGAACACCGGGGTGCCGACCTCGCCCTTCTTGACGTTGCCGCCGGCCTTCTTGGCCTGATTGAAGGTCAGCCACACCGGCGAGGTGTAGCCGCGGGCGCTCTGCGCCATCGCCAGCCAGAACATGTTCGCGCCGCGGTAGGGGCGCCCGGCGATGTTGTGCGGCAGCGCGTAGTCGGCCGCCGTGGTGCGCTCCGACCAGGGCCGCGCCCACGGCCGCACGCCGGCTTCCATCTGGGCGACGATGCGGTCGGTGATCGTGCGGAAGAGTTCGTCGGTCTTCATGGGGTCGTCATCTCCTCTTGACGAGAACATCAATACCGGGGTGATGGTAGGACGTCAAGTCCTGTTTGTGCGGCGGGCGGACGCAGGGCCCCAAAACTTCGCGAATTGTTCGCGAGGTTCTGGGGATGCGGGGGGGGACAACCCGGATTCGCGGTTGTCCCCCCTGGCGTCAGGCGACGAAGTCCCGCGCCCGCACCCAGGCGTTCGCCTGCAGCGCCTGGGCGGCCTCGGCCATGCGCGGGCCCCAGCGGGCCCTCCAGGCCTTCCAGCGGGCGTCAGCGGCCGCCTGGGCGGCGCCCTGCGTGTGCGTCGCCTGGGTCCACAGGTGCGCGCCCTCGATCAGCGCCGCGCAGCGCACCTCCAGCGAGATGCCGGGCCAGGGGGCGCCCATCAGAGCGCCCCCGCGGGGGCGGGCTCGACCAGCACGCCGTAGCTGAGCGCGAGGCGTTCGAGGTCCGCCTGGGTGCGCACCAGCGTCCACTGCGGCTGCACCTCGCCGGTCGCCTTGTCGGCCAGCCGGGTCCAGAACGCCGGGGCGTTGGGGCTCAAGGCCGCGGCCGGCTTGGGCTGCACCTGCAGCACGGTGGTCGGCGTCAGCCGCCGATCGAGAGGCATGCGGCCCTCGGTGACGCCCTTGGGCAGGCGCACCCAGCGCACCACGCGGCCGCGGCTGGTGCGGGTGTCGTCGACCACCTCGACGGCGCCGTGGGTCAGGAAGCAGCCGTTGGCGTCGGTGCGGCCGGCCGCGTAGACCTCGGCCGCCTCGTCGTCGAAGAACACGCCGTAGGCGGGCACCGCCTTGCCGCTGCGGTCGTAGGCGGCGGCGCAGGCCAGCGCGCCGCTGGAGAAGCGCATGCGGGCGTTGAGCCGCTCGTCCCAGTGGTACGGCTTGAAGGCGTAGCGGTAGAGCGCGACCTCGGTCTCGGAGCGCACGCCGTCGATCTCGACGACGGCGGTGGCGACGTGGCTCGGCTTGGTGACGTAGATGTAGGCGCCCATGACGGGTGACTCCTGGCGTGTGGTTGCACGCCCTCGGCCGGGCCACCCTGGCGGGCTCCCGGCTTGGGCGCGTTCAGCGCGAGTGGGTGGGCCTCCCGATGCGCCCGGGCGGTTAGAGCGCCGCCAGCCGCAGGCTGATGAAGGCTTCGCAGGCGGCTTTCGTACCCCGGCAGACCAGGGTCTTCTGCGGCGCGCCGGTCAGCGGGTGCTTGTGGCCCATCTCGGCGTAGACGAAGTGCTCGTATTCCACGCCGGTCGGGTCATGCGGCATGAACCGGGTGGCGTCCTCTTGGATGATGGTGAACTGGTCGGCCGCGGTCATCTGGCGTGTCTCCTCGTTGACCCGTGCACTCTACCGGGGTCTGTGCAGGACGTAAAGTCCTGTTTGTGCGGTCAGGTGACGCAGGGCGTCAGCCCGGCCGGGCCATCTCCATCTGGCGGATGACCGGGTCGGGGCCGAAGCGGCTGCGGTGCGCCAGGGCGCAGGCGTCGGCCTCCAGGCGGGTGGTGAAGCGGCCGTGCACGGTGGCGTGGCGGGCCCAGGCCTCGACCACCCAGAACGTGGTCAGGCCGGCGGGCAGGTAGCCTTCGCGGGTGAGGTGGATTTGCATGGGGTGACTCCTGGCGGTGAGGGGTGAGGGGCTGGCCGGGTGGCCTAGAGTTCGACGTCCCAGAGCATGCCGAGGTCGAGGCCGAGGTCGGCGTTGCGGTGGGCGGCCCACTGGGCGCTGTCGCGATCGCTGCGCGTGGCGCGGGTGCGCTGACCACGGCGGACGAGGCGGGTGTTCTCGGTCATCTCGACGGCGATGCGGGCCTCGACGCGCGCCTTGGCCTCGTCGAGGTCGATCGCCTCGCCCCGGTCCTCGGCGTCACGCAAGGCGTCGCGCAGGCGGCTGCAGCAGGCGTCCCAGGCCTCGACGTTGCGCTGGTCGCGCTCGGCGTCGGTCATGGCGTCCCAGGTCTTGCGGCCGGCCTCGGTGGCGTAGGTGGCGGTCATGGCGGGCGGGTCTTTCGTCTGGCGTGGCGCCGTGTGGTGTGCAGCCTTTGTAAGGGTGTGCGGCGTATGTGTCAAGCTGGTGTTGATGCGGCAGTTTGACATGAAGCGGGGGAGGGTGTGGTGGGCGCATGTGCTCAGTGAGCGGACGGTTGCGCTCTGTGGTGTTGATGGATGCGCTCTGTTGAGGGCCGGTCTGTCCCGGGTCTGTCCCAGTCTGTCCCGGTCAAGGCGTTGTTTTTATTGCTATGGGACAAAGGGACAGATGGGACAGTATATACGCGCACAGGATAAAAGTCGGCTTTGGGCGGACGATAGGACGGGTGGCCCTGTTTGTGGGGGCCGCGCAGGCCTATCCGCGGACGTCAATTATTTGACGCTACGCGCCCGCAGGAGCATTTCAAAAACGCATGCCCTTCTTGGGAGAACGGCGTCCCGTCTGTCCACTCTGTCCCAAAACGCCAAAAAGGCCTGCAGGATCAAGAGCTTACGACGGGACAGAGTTTTAGGTGCACCGAAAGTAGCGAGGAGGGTTCAACCGTGAGTACACACCGCGGCAGGCCTCGGCGCTCTAACGAGGCCGAAATCAAGCGCGACATTCTGGTCGCCTTGAGTATCGGAACACCGCTCTCGGTTGCGGCCCGCGCCAACAATATCACGCGCCAGTGTGTGCACCAGTGGCAGTCAACCGACCCTGAGTTTAGTGAGGACCTCGCCGCGGCCCGATCACTCGGCTGGGACGCCCTGGCGCACGAGTGCCTGGAGATCGCCGACGACGGCACAAACGACTGGATGGAGACGCGCGACCACGATGGTGAGCCCACCGGCTGGCGCTTCAACAACGAGGCCGTGCTGCGCTCCAAGCTGCGCATCGAGACGCGGATGCGGCTGCTGCGGGCGTGGCAGTCGGGCACCTACGCCGAGCCCGAGCGCGCGCTGAAGGTCGACGCCGTGGTCACCGAGACGGTGCGCCACGTGGTCGACGCGCGCGTGCTCGACGACGCCGGGCGCGCTGCGCTGCGGGCGCTGCTCGCCCAGGCGCAGGCCGCCGGCCTGATCCCGCCGCCCGACGACGCAGACGACGACGACGCGGTCGACGCCGTCTGGACCGACGGGCCGCTCGCCGATCGTCAGCCGCCGGACGAAGGCGACGTGTGAACACGTCGCATCCGCCCGGCGGCACATGCGGTAACGCGCAGCGGGCTGGGCGCTATCGTCCGGTCACGGACGATCGGCACAGCCTGCGGCTGCCGGCCGCAGCCCATCGCCGCTGCGCCGCGGCCTGACGCCGCAGGCAGGGCACACACCCATAGGGTGTAGTGGCATGCCTGCAACAGTCAACTGCGACAGCACGCCGCACCCCCCGGGGGCAAGCGCCCTAGGAATAGCTTGACAGATGGCGGCCGCGAAGCGGGTCCCCTCCCGTATTCCCTGAGTAGCCGGGGCCCCCTTTTCGGTGGTAGTACTTGCTATTCCTGGGGCCCCCGTATGCCCGATATGATCACCGTGCTTGACGTCTTCCGGGCTCTGCATCTCGAACCCACCAAGCAGCACACCTGGGAGGCCGGCGCCCGCACGCGGGACGCCTGGGCCACCCTCACCAAGGGTCATCTCCCCCCCAAGGACAACCGCCAGAAGACCAACCAAAGCGGCAGCCACTGCTTCGCGCTCTACCCCCAAACCTTCCGCCCCTACATGGAGGCGATCATCAGGGCGACGCAGCCCCACCCGGCCCGCCAGGGTGATCTGTTCCGCCGCCCCGGCTACGGCAGTTGCCCATCCGCCAAGAACGGCCAGCTTGACCTCTTCCCCGACTGGTGAGAGGACCCCCGGACGTCGTCCCTCCCGGGGCGGCGTTGACTCGGCGCGTCCAGGCCGGGCTTGGCGCGGTAAGGCGAGGTAGGCGGGGCGGGGCGAGGCATGGCATGGGGGCTCTTCTGGCGTCGCCTCAGGGTGCGCTAGAAGGGCCCACCGCGCGGACGCCCATCATGTCGATGCCGCTCCTCGACTTCGGTGACATCAGGATCGATCCCGCCGAGCAGCGGATCGACCTCTCCCGCTTCGACTGCGAGGAGAGTTTCTACAAGTTCACCAAGCAGGCCTGGAAACAGATCGACCCCGCCCCCTTCCGCCCGGGCTGGCCGCTGCAGGCGATCGCCGAGCACTTGGAGGCGGTGGTCGACGGCCAGATCAAGCGGCTCAACATCAACATCCCCCCCAGGAGCGGCAAGTCGACGCTCTGCAGCGTCTGCTTCCCGGCCTGGGTGTGGGCGCAGCCGCCTGACCACGACAGCCCGACGTCGGGCGCGGCCGTGCAGTTCGTCTACGCCAGCTACGCCGAGAAGCTCTCCCTGCGCTTCAGCCTCCGCAACCGCCGCCTGATCAACACCGGCTGGTATCAGCAGCGCTGGGGCGCCCTCGCCGGCCCCAACCAGCGCTTCACCCTCCTAAGCGACGAATCCAGCGCCCACCGCTTCGCCAACTCGGAGGGCGGCGAGCGCCTCGTCACCTCGATCAACGGCACCGCCACCGGCTTCGGCGGCAACATCTTCGTCATCGACGACGCCAACGCCGCCAACGAGGCCAACTCGGACGCGGCGATCGAGGAAGTCATCGAGTGGTGGGATCAGACCGCCAGCACCCGCCTCAACGACCCCTCATCTGGCGCATACATCAATATCCAGCAGCGCCTCGCCGAGAACGACCTCACCGGACACGTGCTGGAGCAGCAGATCGGCGAGTGGGATAATCTTATACTGCCGATGCACTACGACCCGCAGCGCTTCTACTACACTTCCATCGGCTGGTCCGACCCCCGCGATCAACGCAACGGCGGCGACGGCGAGGGCGAACTCCTGTGGCCCACGCGCTTCCCCGAGCCGGCGGTCAGGGCCCTCGAACGCACCCTCGGCCCATGGGGCGCCGCCGGCCAGTTGGAGCAGAGCCCCAAGCCGAAGGGCGGCGGCATCGTGAAATACGAGTGGTGGATGCCGTGGGAGGCGGCCGGCTACCCGCCGATGGACTTCGTGCTGGCCAGCCTCGACACCGCCTACACCGAGAAGACCGAGAACGACTTTTCCGCCATCACCGTCTGGGGCGTCTGGTCCCATTCGATCGAGGCGATCCCGGGCCGCTACATCGACCACGACGGGCGCCCGGTCTACCTCGCCGAGCGCAACTTCTACGAGCCCAGCGCCAAGGTCATGCTGATGTACGCTTGGCAGAAGCGCCTCGCCCTGCATGAACTGGTCACCACCGCCGCCGACACCTGCAAGCGCTACAAGGTCGACCTCCTGCTCATCGAGAACAAGGCATCCGGCATCAGCGTCAGCCAGGAGATGCAGCGGCTCTACGCCGAGGAGCACTGGGGCGTCGAACTCAACGACCCGAAGTCGACCGACAAGGTCTCCCGGTTGCACTCCGTGGTCCCCTTCTTCGCGCCGGAACTCACCGAGCGGAAGGACGTGCAGGGCAAGGTGGTCCGCGACCCGATCAGCGGCGCGCCGATCCTCGTCCCCACCCGCGACGGCATCGTCTACGCCCCAAGCTCGCCGGGCCAGCCGACCTTCCGCATCTGGGCCGAGGAAGTGGCGCGCCAGTGCGAGAGCTTCCCCAAGGGCAAGCACGACGACCTCGTCGACACCGTCTCCCAGGCGCTGCGCCACCTGCGCGACCGCGGGATTCTGAAGCTGCCGGCCGAACGGCTTGCGGAGATCGACGCGGCCAAGCAATACTCGCGCCCGCCAGAGCCGCTCTATCCCGGTGTGGGCTGATCTCAGGCTGGCGGCTCGGAACCGCAGGCCTCCCCAGTCTTCCCGGCCGCGACACTCATCCGGGCGCCTTCCGAGAGGACGCTCGGTGAGCCACCGTCGCAAGCGCGGCCCTGGCGCCTGCCGCCTCAGGAAGGGGCGGCACAACGGAGGGCCGACCATGATCGGGCCCCAGATTCTGGCGCAGGCCGTCGTCGACGTCGCCAAGTTCCCCTGCGAGGCCGACCTGACGCCGTTCAGGGTCACCTGCTGGGGCGAACTGATCACCGGCGACAAGCTGCCCCGGCGCGTCTACCAGATCGCCGCCGCCACCGACGACATCGCCGGCCGCGCCGGCCTCGACCTCTACGTCGCCGACATGCAGCGGCCGAACTGATGGCCCGCGTGCTGCACGCCATGCAGGAGCCGCTGATGGCCCGCCTGAAGAGCGTCCCGGTGGTCGAGATCACCCTCACCGACTTCTGCAAGGCGGACGGCGGGCGCATCCTCACCCGCGACGAGGTCCCCGCGCCGCCTCAAGACGCCGTCCGGCACGGTGACGTCATCGACGCCGAGGTCGACGGCGTCCACCAGCGCTGGCGCTACGGCCCCGACGGCCCCGACGGCCTCGTCCGCTACGTGGTCTACGGCGAGCCCCGGCCCGGCGGCCACGGCGACGACGATCGCAAGATCGCCGCGGTCTGGGAGGCCTGAATGGCGCGCCGCCCCACCCTCGGCGCCGGCCAGATGGCGCGCTCGGGCTTCGGCCGCGCCAACCTGCGGCTGGTCTCGCCGGCGCCGGTCAGCAGCGCCAACGACGACATCGTCGTCGACGTCGACCCCGACGAGGACGCCGACGCGCCGCAGGTCAACACCGAGGGCGAGGTGTTCTCGATCGAGCACGGCGACGGCTCGGTCACCATCAGCGTCAACGACAAGCCGCTCTACGGGATCGGCCACAACCGGGGTCCGCAGGACTGGTTCGCCAACCTCGCCGAGGACTTGGACGAGGGCCAGCTTGGCACGATCGCCGAAGACCTGATCCGCGGCATCGACGACGACATTGCCAGCCGCAAGGACTGGATCGACACCGTCGCCACCTTCATCAAGCTGATCGGGGTGACCATCGAGGTGCCGAACATCGGCGGCGTCGCCGACTCGGCCCCGGTCGAGGGCATGAGCAAGGTGCGCCACCCGCTGCTGCTGGAGGCGGTCCTGCGCTTCCAGGCCAACGCGCGGGCCGAGATGCTGCCGACCGACGGGCCGGTGAAGGTGCGCGACGACAGCCAGTGGCAGGCGCAGCAGGCGCTCTTGGCCGACGCGCTCGAAAGCGACATGAACCACTACCTTACGGCGCATGCGACGGAGTACTACCCGGACACCGACCGGATGTACTTCCGCCTCGGCCTGGAAGGCACCACCTTCAAGAAAATCTATCGCTGTCCGCTCAGAATGCGGCCGGTCTCCGAGACGGTGACCGCGGTCGAACTGATCGTCTCCAACGACGCCACCGACCTCGCCAACGCGCGGCGCGTCACCCACGCGATCCGCATGTCGCCGACCACCATCAAGCGCATGCAGATCATCGGCGCCTACCGCGACGTCGACCTCGGCGCGCCGCTGCAGAGCGACCTCAACGAGGCCGAGCGCGAGGCGCGCCGCCAGCAGGGCATCGCCGAGGACGTGCAGAACCCCGACGATCGCGATCGCGACCTCTACGAGTGCTACTGCGACCTCGACCTCGTCGGCTACGAGCACCAGTGGAAGGGCAAGGACTCCGGGCTGGAGATTCCCTACCGGGTGACCATCGACCGCACCAGCCGGCAGGTGCTGGCGCTGGTCAGGGACTACGACGAGCCCAAGTCCGATGATGAACTCCCCAAAAAGCGCAAGACGTTCGTCAAGTATTCCTACGTCCCCGGCTTCGGTTTCTATGATCTTGGCCTGGGTCACATCCTCGGCAATACCACGAACGCCATCACGGCTGCTTGGCGAGAGATGCTCGACAACGGGATGTACGCGAACTTCCCGGGATTCCTCATCGCCAAATCTGCCACCCGCCAGCAGACCACGGTCATCCGGGTGCCGCCCGGCGGTGGTCAGCCGATCGACACGCTGGGCAAGCCGATCAACCAGTCGGTGATGCCGCTGCCCTACAACACCCAGCAGATGCCGGCGCTGATGAGCCTCGTCGAGGGCATGGCGACCACCGGCGCGCGGATCGGCGGCACCGCCGAGATTCAGGTCGGCGAGGGGCGCCAGGACGCGCCGGTCGGCACCACCCTCGCTTTGATCGAGCAGGCCACCAAGATCGAGTCCTCGGTGCACAAGCGCCTGCACGCCTCCCAGGCCGAGGAGTTCAAGCTGTTGGTGGCCTGCTTCCGCGAGCACCCGGAGGACTTCCTCAACCTCGAACAGACGAGCCAGAACCCCTGGACCGAGCAGACCTTCCTGACCGCCATCCAGACCTGCGACCTCGTCCCGCAGGCCGATCCGAACACCGCCAGCCACCTGCACCGGGCGATGAAGGCGATGGGGCTGAAGCAGCTTCAGGGCACCAGCCAGAGCCTCTACGACCCGATCGCCGTCGACACCTACGTGTTGAAAACCATGGGGATCAACGACCCCAGCCAGTTCTTCGTGCCGCCGCAGGCGATGGCCAACCCGCCGCCCGAACTGCAGCAGATGCAGGCCGAGATGAAGGCCAAGCAGCAGCAGGCCGACGCCAAGACCATGGACGCCCAGGCGCGCGCCCAGGTGGCGAAGGCGAAGCTGGCCGAGACCCAGGCGAAGATTCAGCAGGGCGGCTTCGGCAAGGCCGACGCGCAGCCCAACCACCTCGACGCGCTGGAGACCCACGCCAAGCTGATGGACGCCCAGACCCGCCGCATGGACGCCAAGACCCGGGAAAAGCAGGTGGGCTTCAAGGCCGCCGAGATGAAGGAGCAGAGCGGCGATCGCGCCGCCGACCGGCAGGCCGAGGCCAACTCCGACCGGGTCGACCTCGTCAAGGCGATCCTGGCGCACCACACCGACGTCGCCACCACCCAGATGGAGCACGGCCACGAGCAGCGCGAGAACGCCCTCGATCGCTCGGCTGACGTGCGGCAGGCGGAAATCCAGGCCGCGGCGGCCGCTAAGGACAAGGGTGGGGATTCGGACTAGAGCGATGCAGATGGACGATCAGGCCATCCACCTCTTGCGATCGCGCCTCGCATCGGCGCGCACCCTGATCACCCCGATGTGGGGCCAGCCGTCGGTCAGCGACCTGCGCCGCGCCGAAGAGCACCTCACCGTGGCGCTGGCGACCCTGCGCAGTTGGCTGCCGACCTACGAGGACGTGTTCGGCGTGCCGCGCGAGGGCGCCGTCGCCAATCACCGGGTCGACGTCACCGAGCCGCTGGACCCGCGGCGGTCGGACAACTTCGGCGCCTGGGACCCGTTCAGGGAGGCTGCCAAGGAGGCTGCACAGATGAGCGCCAACCGCGACGACACCCTGAGGAGCGCGCTTTCCCATCTGAAGGAGACGCTCGGGCTCTTCGTCGAGGCGCAGACCCCGGGCGGGCAGGTGCCATCGCTCGCGGTGCTGGAACGCGCAGCCCGACTCACGGCCGAGGCGCACCTGCAGTTCGAGCACCTGCTGCAGCCGCCCGACCCCTATGCCGACAAGGCGCTGCGGCCGGGCCTGAACATGACCGTTGGCGAGGCCGCCGCGAGCGGCATGGTCGCCCCGCCCAAAGGAGGCTGAGATGGCTGGCGCGAGCGCAGCGGATGCCAAGTCCTATCGCGAGGCGATGAAGGCCAAGGCCGAGCGCCTGGGCGGCGGCGAGGACGCCAGGAACGTCGACGCCTCCGACTTCACCCCGGCCGAGAAGCTCTACGCCGGGGTGAAGACCGGCATGCGGCCGGTCTCCCGGCAGGCCCGCAAGGACGGCGGCGCGGTGGTCGGCATGCACGCCGGCGGCAACCCCGGCCGCAGCCCGCGCAAGGGCGGCGGCTTCGCCAACGCGCTGGTCAATCGCGACGCCAAGTCGGCCGACGCCGAGCGCGAGGGCCACTACCCTAACGGCGGCATGAAGAAGGGCGGGCGCACCCATCGCGCCGAGGGCGGCTACCTGCCCAACGCCGAGGCCGCCGGCGCCAGCGCCACCCGGCGCCTGAAGCGCTCGACCGGCTCCTCGACGGTGTCGACCGAGGAACGGCCGGCGGCCGAGGATCGCCGCGGCCGCGCCGCCGGCGGCCGCGTCGCCCGTCAGGCTGGGGGTCCGCTGGCGACGCCGCTGGCGGCCGGCATGGGCGGCCAGGGCCGGCTCGGCTTCAACTTCGGGCCGCAGGCCTCGACCGGGGCGAAGCTGGGCATCAAGCACGGCGGCATCGTCACCGATGGCCGCGCCAAGGCGCAGGCGCGCTACGGCCGGGTCGGCCGTAAGGACGGCGGCAGCGTCGAGACCAAGGTGCTGGCCGCGCACCATGCCGAGCACGACGCCATGCGCGAGGGCAAGGCCAAGGGTGGCCCGGCCTCGGCGTGGGACCCCGATCCGCGCCTGCCGATCTACGACAAGGCGTTTCAGGTCGGCGAGCGGGCGCACACGGAGGGCAGGCAGAAGGCCGACAACCCGCACGAGGCCGACTCCCCCGAGCACCTGGGCTGGCGCGCCGGCTGGAACGCGCAGAGCTTCCGCCACGACGTCGAAGGCGAAGGCCACAAGGCCGGCGGCCGCGCCAGGGCCGCTGGCGGCGCCAACATCCGCGAGGCGGTGAAGGCCGAGGCCAAACAGGGCCACGGGCCGGACTGCACGTGCCCGCGCTGCGCGGCGAAGAAGGCCAAGGGCGGCCTGCTCTCCAAGTTCGACGCCGACGCCCGCGCCAAGGGCGGACGCGCCGCGCGCGCCAAGGGCGGCAAGGCCGGCACCAAGATCAACATCATCATCTCGCCCGGCGGGGCCAACGCCCAGCCTGCGCCGCCGCCCGGTGGTCCGCTGGCGCCAATGCGCCCGCCGACGCCGCCGGTGCTGCCGCCGCCGGCCGCGGCCGGCCCGCCCGGGATGCCGCCCGGGGGTCCGCCGATGCCGATGCCGCCGCCGGGCGCCGGCGGCCCACCGCCGCCGATGCCGATGCGCAAGCGTGGCGGCCGGGTGAAGGCCGGCGCCGGGTCCGGCGAGGGCCGGCTGCAGAAGATCGCGGCCTACGGATCGAAGCCGCCGAAGGGTGAGGCGCATCCCTGATGGCGTCAGGCGCGCAGTTCGAGGCGGTCTTGCGACAGGTCGTCGCCGCCGAGCGTGACGACTTGGTCGACGAACTGGCGAAGGGCGCAGCCGAGGACTACGCCGACTACAGCGCCCGGGTCGCCTACATCCGCGCGCTTGACCAACTCCCAGAGTGGTGTGCAGAGGCGGGGAAGCGGCTCGACGAGAGGTAGACCATGCCCGCAACCGCGTTCGCGCACGATGTCGATCCGAAAGCCAAGCTGATCGAGGCGGTCGGCGACATCGACGGCGTCGACATCTTTCACAACCAAGTCTTGTGCGCCGTCTACATCGCCCCGGAGCGCACCAAGGGCGGCATCATCCGGCCCTACTCGAACGTCGACGAGGACAAGTACCAGGGCAAGATCGGGCTCATCCTGAAGTGCGGCCCGCACGCCTTCGAAAGCGACGCTAAGTGGACGTGGCCCGAGGACATGGGCGAGGGCGACTGGGTGTTCTACCGGGTCAGTGACAGCGTCGCCTGCACCCTCAACGGGCAGGCCTGTCGCATCGTCGACGACGTCGACGTGAAGGGCCGGGTGAAGCACCCGGATTTGGTGTGGTGATGGACGAAACCGACCTCGCGCGCTTCACCGAGAGCGTGCTGATCACGCTGATGGACGCCCGCGATCGCGCCGGGCTGAAGATCATGCTCAGCGACGACATGAAGGTGATGATCCTGGCGGCCACCATCACCGCGGTGATGAACGCGCGCCAGGACACGGCCCTGTTCCGGCCGATCAGCATCGGGCCGGGCGGGGAAATCCGTTTCGGAGAGTGAGCGATGGCTGGCCCCGACGATTCCGTCGAACTGGCGCTTGAGGAACTGGAGCGCGAGCCGCTCCCCGATCGGACCCGCGAGCACCGGCCGCCGCCGCCCGACGACGACATCCAGATCGACCACGCCGAGGATGGTGCGCCGGCCGAGCCGACGTCCCGCGCGCCTGCGCCGGAACCAACGCGCGAAATCCCGGCCGATGAGGGGATCGAGGCGTTGCGCGCGCGCCTGCAGGCGTCCGAGCGGGCGACCCAGGAGGCCAACCAGCGCGCCAGCGCCGCCGAGCAGGCCAGGACCCAGGCCACCGGCGCCGCCGACGCCGCCAACGTGCAGATTCTGGAGACCGCGCTGGGTGGTCTCAGGCAGGGCATCGGCATCCTGAAGAGCCAGTTGGCCGAGGCCTACGCGGTGCAGGACTTCAGCGCGGTCGCCGACCTGCAGGTGGAGATCAGCCGCCAGACCCAGCGCGAGGGCCAGATCGAAAGCGGCCTGGAGCAGTTGAAGGCGCAGCCGCGCGAGCAGCCGCGCGCCGCGCCGCCGCCGCCGTCGGCCGACCAGCAGGTGGAGGCAGTGGCCTCGCAGCTTTCGCCGAATGCCGCCGCCTGGGTGCGCGGCCACCCGCAGTACGTCACCGACACGCGCCTGAACGCCAAGCTGATGAGCGCCCACTATGCCGCAGCCGGCGAGGGGCTGGCGCTCGACTCTCCCGAGTACATCGCTCACGTGGAGCGTACTCTCGGCCTGGGCGGGCAGCCCGCTGCTGCGCCCAGGCCGGGCTTTGTCGAAGAAAGGACGCCAGTGGCCGATTCCCGACCCAAGGCCCCGCCGGCCGCGCCGGTCAGCCGCGCCAACGGCGGGTCGAGCCCAACCCGCGTCACCCTCAACAGGGAGCAGCGCGAGGCCGCCCGCGACCTCTTCCCCGATGAGCTTCAAGAGGACCCGACCGGGCGCAAGAGCGAGCAGGCCTATGCCCGCAACATGCTGATCCTGAAGCGCGAGGGGAGGTTGAACTGATGGTCGCCAAGACCCCCACCCGCCGCCCCCGCCAGCGTGGTCAGCCCGACGTCGACGCCCTCCTGAAGGGGGTCAACGGCGGCCCGAAGCCGGCCGCGGCCAAGCCGAATGTTTCACGTGAAACAAAAGCTGAGCCACAGGACGGCGTCGCGCTCAACGCCATCAGTCACCCCGATCGCATGCAGCGCGAGGACCCGCGCGGCGATCCGCGGCCCGAGATGCGCGCCGACTCCTCGCGCGACGAGACCTCGCGCGACCGCGCCGAGCGGCGCGCCGCCGAGATCATGGGCCACCTTGAGGGGGCGCTCGACGAGGGGCCGGACGAACTCAGCCTCGACGGGATCGCCGTGCCGGATGGCTGGAGCTACGAGTGGAAGCGCTCGACGGTCTATGGAAAATCCGACCCCTCCTACGACAGCCGCCTCGCCAGGACCGGCTGGGAAACGGTGCCCGCCGATCGCCATCCGGCGATGATGCCGAAGGGCCACCGGGGCCCGATCGAGCGCGAGGGCCTCATCCTGATGGAGCGGCCGAAGGCGATTACCGACCGGGTCAAGCAGATCATGTACCGGCGCGCCCGCGACGCGGTGAAGCTGAAGGAGCGGCAACTGAACGAGGGCCCCGAGGGCACTTTCGCCCGCGTCGACCAGAGCGGCCAACCCACCGCCCGGGTGCGGACCACCTACAGCCCGGTCGAGATTCCGGTGCCCGACGTATAGGATTCGCATAATTCGGGTCCCGATTCGGGAAAGAGGAGAGCCCGATGAACCGCTGGCTGCTGAACGTCTCGGCGCGGGTCTACGCCTGGGCGCTGGAGCGCGACCTCACCCGCCCCGACCTTGAGCCGCCGCTGCCGAAGGGCGAGGTGCGCCGGCTGGCGTGGCGGGAGATCACCGCGATCCGCGAGTCGATCCTGGCGCACTTCGACTATCAGGACCGCGAGCAGCGCATCCTCTCCGACCGGCTGGCGCGCCACTTCGACCTCGGCATGGCGCTGAACGAGGCCGCCAACCGGGCGATCGGCGAGAAGAAGGCGACGATGAACCCCGCGGGCCTCAACTACCCGACTCCGCAGCAGCAGGCGGCGCTCGATCTGCAGACGCAGACCTTGCAGGATCGGGTGAGGAAGGCATGAGCGACGAGCGCATCCGCGTGCTGGCGACGTTCGAGAGCCAGGAGGCGTTGCTCGCCGGGATGCGCCGGGCGGTGTCGTGGATCAAGGTCAGCGAGGCCGATGCGATCATCGCGCTGGCCAGCAAAGAGCGGCTGATGGATGTGCTCTGCCCGGACGAGTACTCGGCGCGCGAGATCGAACTGGCGGTCGAGGTCGTGCGCTACTACGCCCAGGTGGTGCTCGGGCAAGAAAAAAGCCCCCCGGCCGAAGCCGGGGGGCAGGGCGGCTAGTCGCCGCCGAAGTGACAGGTCATCTGGGTGCAGACCCAGACCCAGCGTCCCTCGGGGCACTCGCCCTGGTGACGCAGTTCGAAGATGTCGACCTGCTCGTTCTTCAGGCACTTGGAGGCGGCCCACTCTTCGGCCGCCTCCAGCGTGTCGGTGAACAGGTTCAGGCCGCTGGCGTCCTGGCGCGCGAAGAACTGGCTCATGCGCGCACCATCTTGCGGATGTCGCTGATGATGGCGGTGGTGATCGCCACCTCCAGCGGATCGTCGACCTTGAGCCGGGGCTTCAGTCGGTCGACGATCTCGATGAGGACGCGGTTGCGGACCTCGTTGCGCTTGCGCGCAGCCTGCAGCCGCTTGGCCTCGGCAGGGGAGACTCTGAGCAAAGGCATGGTCAGCGCCCCCCTTGCATAGTAGTCGTCAAAGGTCTACGTGTGTAGGCCATCTGGTTTCCTTGATAACGATGAGAAAGAACGAGCCCGGGACTGCAATCCCGGGCTCAACTATATTACCACTTTTGACGGATAAGTCAAGTGGGGGATTTTTGTACCTTTTGTCGCACCAAAAGCTACTTGGCGCGTCACTTTTTGCCGCCTCATCTGAGGGCGCGAAAATGAACATGCCCCGGGGCCGATTGACACTTCGGCAAGACCGGCCGTAGCTTCCGCCCCAATCGGGCCCCCCGGGGAGGGCCCAGGTAGCCAACTTCAAGTCTGATCCGGCCCGGTGCTCGGCAGGACTTCCCACCTCAGGTGAGGGACGTCGTGCCTAACACGAACGCGCCGTTCGGCTTCCAAGAGGCGTCGGGTCTCGGCTCGCCGCCGACCTACGAGCAAATCCAAGAACAGATCGCCGCGGCCACCGCGCCCATCTTCAAGGGGGACCCGGTGTTCCGCTTGGCGGATGGCACCGTGGCGGGCAACACCACCGGCCCGGGCCCAGGCGCCGGCGTCATGGCCGGCATCTTCATGGGCTGCAGCTACCTCTCGGTGGCGCTCAGCCGGAAGGTCTGGTCGAACTACTGGCCGGCCGCCGACGTCGCCGCCGGCACCACCTCGGTCTGCTGGGTGATCAACGCGCCCGGCGCCCGCTTCCGGGTGCAGGCCGGCAACAGCGCCACCGTCGGCTTCGTGGCCGCGGATGTCGGCATGAACGCCCAGTTCGCCTATGGGGTCGGCAACCCCGCCAACGGCCTTTCGGGCGCGTACATCGACATGGGGGTGGCGCGCGCCGTAACCCCCACCCTCCCCTTCCGGGTCATCGCCCTGATCTCCGACCCGCCCGGCGGGCCCGGCACCCAGTCCGGCGCCTACAACTGGGCGATCGTCGGCTTCAACAACGTCGAGACCAAGTCTCTGACGGCGCAGGCATAGGGGCGGGTCATGGCAGTCAATCTAGCCGCCATCAAGGACTTGCTCCTCCCCGGTCTTCGCGGGATCGAAGGCAAGTACGAACAGATTCCGTCGCAGTGGGACAAAGTCTTCACGCGGCACACGTCGAAGATGGCCTTGGAGCGCACCGCCGAGATGCGCTACCTCGGCCTCGCGCAACTGAAGACCGAGGGCGGCCAGACCCAGTTCGACAATGCGGCTGGCGAGCGCTTCGTGTTCAATCAGGAGCACAGGGAGATCGGCCTCGGGTACGCGATGACCCGCAAGTCGATCGACGACAACCTCTACAAGAGCCAGTTCCAGCCGTCGAACCTGGGCCTCGTCGAGAGCTACCAGCAAACCAAGGAACTCTACGGCGCCAACGTCCTCAATACCGGGCAGGTCTACGACCAGACCATCGGCGGCGACGGCGTGGCGCTGTTCGCGCCGAACCACCCGATCGACGGCGGGGTCTACTCGAACATCGCCGCCACCCCGGCCGACCTCAACGAGGCGTCCTTGCTGAACGGCATGATCTCCGTGCGGACCCAGTTCCGCGATCAGGCCGGCCTGCGCATGTTCAGCCGCGCGCGCAAGCTGATCGGGCCGCCGCAGCTTGAGCCGGTCATGGTCCGCCTGATCAAGACCGAACTGCGGCCGGGAACCGCCGACAACGACGTCAACGCCATCCACTCGACTTCGGGCGGCCTGCCCGAAGGCTACATGGTGATGGACTTCCTCACCTCGCCGTTCGCGTGGTTCCTGCTGACGAACATCGACGGGCTCAGCTATATGACCCGCGTTGCTTTCGAGACCGACATGCAAGTCGATTTCATTACTGACAATCTACTTGTGAAGGCCTACGAACGCTATTCGTTTGCTTACTACAACCCGCGCTCTGGTTGGGCAAGCTATCCGACGTCCTGAGGGGGCCACATGAATATCCGCGGCGGCCAACTCGTCCAGACCAACGGCAACCCGATCTTCCCGGGCACGCGGGTCAGCGGCCCGCTGCTGGCCGGCAACATCCAGCGTTCCGACGGCTCGGCGAATCTCGCGGCGGCCGGCAACATGGCCGGCGGCCTCGCCAACGTCGGCTACGCCAAGATGGTGCAGGCGGCGCGCATCACCCAGGCGGCCTCGCCTGGGCAGCCGGCGGGCGTGTTCGTCTCGCCCGACCTGATCATCCCGGCGCAGTCGATGATCCTCTCGATCGCCTCGATCGTGCTGGTGGCGTTCAGCGGGGCGGCGAGCACCTTCGGCATCGGCAACACCGTCAACCCGACGGCGTTCACGGCGGCCGGCGCTCTGACCGCGCCGCAGTCCGAACTGATCAGCGCCGCGGCCGCGCCGCAACTGGCCAACTGGATCAACTGCGGCAATATCGACGAGCAGTTGGTGTTCACCTCATCGAACACCGGCGCCGGCGTGATGATCGCCATCGTGGAGTACATCCAGGGGATCAACGCGCCGACCTCGTAAGGCCAGAAACAGAACGAAGGGTCTGATCCGTGAAGACGAAGATGCGCCGGCGCGGCGGCCGCGCCGAAGACGACGACGACGACAAGGTCAAGGGCGAGCACGCTCGCGCCACTGGCGGGCGCGCGCCGCGCAAGGGCGGCGGCGGCGTCGGCTCCGATTCGCGTCCGTTCTCATCGGCCAAGTCTGGCGAGTCGCCCAAGGGCCGCCACACGATGAAGGACTGAGGGCGGGAGGGCCCCATGCGGCCGATCACCGTCAGCGTCGGGCCGCTCGCAGCGGCGTCGAACCTCGGCGGCGCAGTGCCGCTGGGAACCGTTGGCGGCTTCAATTTAGGTCAGACGCCAACCGGCGGCTCAAACGCCAGGGCCTTTGTTGGTAACGGCGGCATCGTCGGCGGCGTGCTCACCATCAGTTCAACGACCTCTGGCGCGATCAGCGGAGGCATGTCGCTCTCGGGCTATGCTGTCGCACCGAACACCAGGGTGATCGGCCCAGGCCCGACACCGGGTACGTGGCGCGTCTCCCCGACGCAGACGAGTGCGGGCGGCGCTGTTTACGGCAACCAAGTGATCACCCTCGACGCGCCGCGGCAGATCACCATCACCAACACCGAGCCTGCGGGCGCCAACAGCTTCACGGTGGTGGGGACCGACGCCGCCGGCAACCAGATCAGCGAGACGCTGGTCAGCACCGGCGCGGCGGTCACCACCCAGCAGAACTTCGCCACCGTCACCCAGATCAGTTGCAGCGCGCCGACCACCGCAGCCGCGACGGCTGGCACCGCCGCAACCGCGACCTCGCCGTGGGTGATGTTCGACCCCTACGCCAGCGGCGGGGCGATCTCCAAGCAGGCGATCGTCAATGGCGTCGCGAACTACACCGTGCAGGTGAGCTACGACGATCCGAACGCGCCCGGTGGTGTGCCGCCTGGGGGGATGGGCTGGACGAACGACACCGACGCCACCTTCGTGGGCGCCACCACCAGCCTCTCCGGGTCCTGGCCCTACACGCCGCTCTGGGCGCGGGTGCTGTTGAACTCGGGTGCTGGCTCGGTTCGGGCTACCTTCATCCAGCCGGGGAACCTCGGCCGCTAGAGGACGCCTGATGGCCGACGGCTCCATCCCCCTCAAGACCATCCCCGACCTCACCCCGGCGAGCCTGCCGCTGGGTGGCGACGAGCAGGTCTGGATCAATCAGGGCGGCGGCGATCGGCGCGCGGCCGCCCGCGACGTCGCCGCGCTCAGCTACGGCATCCAGGGCCCCAATCTGGTGTTCGCCGGCCCGGTCAGCGGCAACGCCGGGCCCGCGGCGTTCCGGCCGCTGGTCGGGGGCGACCTGCCGCTGCCCACCACCAACAGCCTGGGCGGCGTCGAGGCGCTGCTGCCGGTGCCGCACCGCTTCCTCACCGGCATCGACGCGAACGGCCAGACCACCGCCGCGCAGCCGGACTACAGCGACCTCACCGGCCTGCCGCCGCTGGTGGGCGCGCCGGGCCCGCCGGGGCCGACCAACCTCGGCGGGCTCTACTCCAAGCCGGCGGTGCCGCATCAGTGGCTGAACGCCATCAACGTCGACGGCACGGTGGGCGCCGCGCAGCCGGCCGCCGCCGACCTCTCCAACGGCACCGTCGGCAACGGCCCGGTGGTGCTGCAGACCTCGCCGGCGCTGGTGACGCCCGACATCGGCGCGGCGACCGGCGCGTCGGTCGGGCTCAGCGGCTACGGGGCGCTGCCCGGCACCACCTACTCCTACGCGGGCGGCACGCCGGGCGCGCCGGCGCCGGTCGGCAGCGGCAACTGGGTCGGCTGGAGCGGCTACAACGGCTGGGACGGCCAGCAATTTACCGGCCTCGTGCAGTTGGCGGGCGTCGCCACGAACGTGGTCG